GGAGAACTTGTTTGTGTGTCTGAAGGAAAATCAGATATAAACAAAGTGACTTTAGAATTACCTACTAAAAATTTATAGTCAGGCATAAATCTTCTCATTGACATAAACAGTTCCCCATCTTCAATATCAAAATCTCCCGATCTAATAAAAGCATCAATAGAAGTTGTGCCCGAACTGTTAACTTGATCGGTTCCTATTTCATGAGCATAGTACAAAGAAGCTCCGTAAGTATTTGTAATTCCTGAGATAGGTGAAAATACTGGAGTTGTTGTTGCGTTGTATTCTGTTGCATAAGGTAAATTAAATACGCCTTGATCTTGATAGGTGGTTCTAGCTAATGAACTTGTCGTCCATACGTTTTCACCAAAATTATAAGTTACAGATCTATCAATTTGTTCCGATCCTGACTTAGGATAAAACCAATTAATTTCTGTGTATAAACTATTTGCAGCTGAATAAATGGTATCTGCTGAATTATAGTTGATACCCAAGTTTCCATTATTTATAGTAAATACAAAATCTTCAACCAGACAAGGTAAAGATTTAACAGTACCATCGTACATAAAAAATCCTCCTTCACCTGACATCCAATACACTGCTCCATTAACATAAGAAGCCGCGTGTTGAGCTATACACCCACAATTTGTTCCTACTTGTCTTACTGAGAAAGTAAAAGGTGGACCAACAAATTGAATAATATAAGCAGCTAAATCAGTTAATACAAAAACATAATCCTTACCTTGAAGAGCTGCCGTAATTTTATTGCCTGTATCCAACCTAAAAGTTCCTGCTGTATTGATAGCGGTAGGAGCGTATTCATTTAAATTTTCTTGGTCCGAGAACCTTACAAACATAGGATCTTGAGTACTGGCATCACCGATAGTCGTCTCTGTTCCAAAATGAAATAAATGTCTATCTCTATCTGAAACGAGAGTAAATCTAGTTGCTGTGGGATTATTGGTAGTTTCAAATCCGCTAGTTGCTGTTGATGCCCTGACTGTTCTAGGATTAGTTGCTCCCGCATCCCATGTAAATGTTTTACCATTAAAAATAGTTGCAACAAGGACTTCACCAAAATTATCTAAAGACCAGTTACCTGGATCTAAAGTTACATTACTAGTTCCTCGTTCTGTGCCCCATGTAGAATCTCCCCATAGATAAGTACCCCATCCATAACCTAGTGTTTGAAAAGTGGGCCCTACTATTTCATACGGATTAATTGTAGCAGCTCCTGAAGCAGCGGCTGCACCCGTTGCATTAACTCTCATTTCAATAGTAAAAGTATTATCGTTAGGAACAGTTAAAACTTCAAAAGCACCTGTTGTAAAATCGGTATCGACATAACCTGTTGGGGGAGTAACTGCTGTAAACGTTACATATCTTCCAACTTGTAGTCCATGAGAGGTTTATTAACTGTTACATTATCCAAACCAGAAAAAGTATCAAACGTTGCTCCTGTGATTGCAGTAGCTAAAGGAGTAATATCGTAAAACTGTTCTCCGTAATATATAAAAAGTCCTTGAGAAGTACCTATCGCAGTATATCTCTCACCTTTTAAACTTGTGAAAGCTAATTGAGCTCTAGCTGCTCCTGGAACAGTTTCTTGATTGACACTTAATTGTTGCCAGCCACCTATTTTTTTCTGGTGCCGTATATCTAAAACGCACAAAGTCACCATCTACCCATTGTCCTGGAAGAGCTGAAGGTACACTTTGTTTATTAAAACCTGCTGCAAAATCTACTTTTTTTAATGCCATAGGGTTGAATATATAAGGTTTTTGTTATTTTGGTAGTACTATATTCCATTCTAGCTTGGATAGCAAATCTTGTAAATGCACCTCTTTTAGTTTATTTTCTTTTAAATACTGATGAAGTTCCTCGGTATCTACTACAATAAATTGATCTTTCATATCGAAGACCATTTTATCTGCTTTGCTTTTAAAACTACCTATTTTAATATTATTCTTTATAGGTCTTAGATCAAATTTAAAATATTGATTATGTAAAATTCCTTCTACATCCCATAGCTCATTCTTTTTTTGTTTTAAACTTGCTAATGTTAATTATTTTTTTAGTTTTTTGTAAAAATTCTTCATTTCTTATAAAGGAGACAGTAGGTATGGTGGATTACTGTCTCCATCATAAGATTACATCATCGTTTAAACCAAGATGGAAGACCTAAATGTGGGCGCTTGTCAAACATATTATCTTTTGAGCCTGGAGTTTTTCTATTATTATAATGAAGAAATACTTGAGCACAGTCCTTACCTTTAAATTTTTCTCGCCAATGCTCTAATTCACAACCAGAATAGACTAACATATCCCCTGGTTTTAAATCTACTTTAATACCTTTTAATCCTTCTTTACCAGAGGGTTCTAAATAAATAGTCCAATCATCTCCACCTAAATTCATGGTGGTAGATATTTCACAACTAAATCTATCTTTATGTCTTTTTAATTGATCACCTTTTTTATAAATTCTTGCATAAGTATAAGAGGGATATAGTTTCAATCCTGTAGTCTTTTCCATAATAGGTTGACACTTCAACATTAAAGTCTCCATCGCTATATCAGAGTAACTAGAATAAGTATGTGGAATCTGTTCGTCTGCTCCTTCATAATAACCAAGTAATGTTTCATAAGGAGATATAAATCTAGCATTACGACAGGTATCTAACACTTGTCTTTTCATATGAAAATAATTGTACAAGAATAAAGCTAAATCTTTATCTATTGCTTGTTTTATAATTACGTATTATTTTTTTTAAAACTCATACTTAATTACCACTCCCCCCACTAGGACGTGTCAACCAAGTTGCTATTGTATATCTTGGACTTTTTGAAACAGCAGACACCCCATGCTTGTAGTATTTTCCATCAAAAAAAATAGCTCTCCCAGTTACGGGTGCAAAAGTAGTACCGTCTTTAAAATAAGTATTCCCTCCTTCATAGTTATCATTTAAATAAATAATACTACTTAGAGTTGTTAAAGCTGAGGCATTATCAAAATGTAAATTTTTTCCTGGATTAGGACTCGGCCATTTAACTATTTCAAACCAATCAATTACAGAATTGTTTATAGACATTCCTAACTGATTGATTTTATCTTTTAAAAATTGAGGTGCTATTTGCGTAATAGATAGTGGAAAAGTTGTATCAAACCGATTGGGTTTGGGTTGTAAATTATAAAAATTTATTAAGCGTTTACATTCACTTTTATTTAAAAATTTATCACACATAACAAGTTTCATTTTAAATATCTTTAGCCATTCCTTTTGGTATTGCTTGAATATTCCAATGTATAAATCTAAACGGTTCAAGTCCAAAATCTACTGAAAATTCATGTTCTAAATAACCTGGAAAAATAAGTAGTGTTCCTGGTTGAGGTCTAAAATGAACAAGATCATTTCCATTAAGGATTTCTTTTAAATTAGTTTTCATTTTTAATTTAGTTGATCTTGCTCCAGTACGTGGTTCGTGAAATACTGGCATAGATGTTTTATCACTACACTTTAAAAGTAAAATCCTGATACGTGTTGATTCCAATGTACGTGTGCTGAATGATGTCCACCACCTTTTTAGCAAACTCTTGTACCCACATTTCACTAAACATAGTTACATATTGTGACATATCATAACCTTGATGATCTAAATATTCCCAAGATTTTTGACCAATGTAATCTCTAAAATCTCTGAAATTATTATCAACTGTAAGTGGAGTTGAGTGATAACTTCTTCCAAAATCTCCAAATTGTTTTATATGTGCTTTAGCTTCTGGAAAATTTTTAGCAACTTTAATATATTTGTTAGTCGCTTTAGTTAAAGATTTTATAAACTCTGGTTTTTGTTCTGACCAAATAGTTGTGTTGAAGTAATTATTTATAAACATATTATTTGAATGGATAACCAAGATTCCACATTACCAATGAATATCTAGTTCCTTTCGTTACAGGTTTAACTCTATGCCATACAAATGATGGAAATACAATAATACTTCCTTTAGGAAGTATCTCTTTTGCTTGTTTTAAATGTTTAGCTTCTTCTCTCATATGTGGATCGTAGTTTCTAAAATCAAATTCTAGTTCTCCACCTTCATATTCCGAACCATCAGTTAACTGACAAGTCATAGATAGTTTTCGAATTTTACCATTATCTGGAGTATTTGGTTTATCATAAACTTTATCAAAGGAATCACAATGCCAATCATAATATTGATTGAGTTTATATTTTGTAAACTGACAAGATTCACTTCTATCCCATTCATAATTCCAACCTGCATATTTATTAGCTTCGTGAATATAAGGATGTAGTTCTTTATAAATCCAAGTATCATTTAACCAAACTAAATCTGATTTCTTTTTCTTTGCATATTTTTAATTTGGTCTTTAGTTAATTCTTTATCACCATAACCATCTGTTCGTGCCATGGTTTCTGCTTGCGACAATCCATATTTTATAATGTCATCACAGATTTTTGGTGGTATTGCAGAAGTAAAATACCAATAGTAATTAGATAAATTCATAAGTAAGTGTTTGAATAAAGTTCAAAGAGTCTTTCTGATTGTTAGTAATATAATACATGTTAGTAGAAGGAAACATAATGAACATATTATTCTTTAATTCTATATCCCAACTTCTACCTTTTCTTCTATTATCATCATAGTGAATTCTAACTATACAATCATCAACTTTAACACCATAAAGTAAAGTATAATCAGGTGAATTTCTTAAATCAACTGGATCTATATTTAATAGGGGAGGGCTTATTTCTTGTGATTTATAAATATTACCCCCATGTTTTTTTATTAATTAAACTAAAATTATAATTTAATTTATGAAGTCTTGTACATAAGTATTTAACTTATCAAAAGGTCCTTGAAAATGGAAATTTTTTATTATCAAAAGTAGATTGTAAAATATGGTGAGCTAAATCATTTTGATCTATCTCCCAATGTTTTGGCATTGAAACATCTCCAAAATAAATTGACTGCTCTGTTAATACTTTCTTTTTAATACTTACCACTATGTATTTATAAATAGTTTTATTTTTTATATTGTCAAGATTTAAGCAATTAAAGAATCTACTATAACCCAACCATTTGTATTATCTGCCTGATATAAATCTTCATTCCAAGTGTAAGACCAAAAATGAGTACCAGCTGTATTTTCTGAAATTTGTGCATCTGTTAATGTTGGAGCATCACCTAATGGTGATTTCCAAGAAGCTGAAGCAATATGTTTCACCCAAGATGTATATGGTTTTTTATCCAAGAAAATTTGATTTTCTGAATCCCAAGTGTAACCAATTCCTGCGTAGTTTCCTCTAAATGCAGTTCCACCATTCTTGTGTTGATTCCCATATGTATTGTAAGAAGTTTGAATCCATAAATGTGAAGCCCAATTATTGTGAGTTTGTAAATATTGCTGACCTACCGACTCATCTTCTAAACCATCAGAATTAAGTATATATTTATTTTCAAGTGTTAATACTTGAAGAACTTGATTATTCTCTGATATTTTTGCAAAATGTGCCATATTATTTTCCTATTGAAATTTGTACCTTATTATTACTATACCTGAACCACCTGTTGCACCACCACCACCTAATGCAGGATTATCAATACCTCCATTTCCACCTCCTGCTCCACCACCTCTGTTTGCTGTTCCTGCTGTAGCACAACCTGGAGAATTAGCACCTGCTCCACCTCCACCTGTTCCACCTGCTCCACCAGAAGATTGACCGTATTGAGTACCACCTCCACCACCACCTCCAGCATAAGCTACTGAACTTGCTGAAATTGAAGTTGTTGCACCAGCACCACCTGTAGCAGCACACCCAGCAGGTTTTCCTGTTCCAGTAGCACCACCACCTCCTCCACCATTATATGGAGAACCAGGATAACCTGTACCACCAGTTTGACCTTGAGATGGACTTACAGGTGGAGTATTTCCTGCTCCACCAGCAGCACCTCCTCCATATGTACCACCACCTCCACTACCACCTGTGTGACCAGAGTCAGTTAATTGACTAGCACCACCTCCTCCACCTGTTGAGGTTATTGATGAAATACTGAATTACTACCATCTGTAGAAGGAGTACCACAATCAGGCGATTGTGGAGCACCTGCTCCTCCTGCTCCAATTGTTATTGGATAAGATGTTGCTGAAATTGTTATTGCATTTGTAGGAGCATTTGCAACTAAAGGAGAAGCTGTGAAATTATCTATTGGTACATTTCTTCCCTCTCTAAATCCTCCAGCACCACCTCCTCCTCCATGATAAGTTCCACCTCCTCCTCCACCAGCTACTACCATATAACCAACTGTATTTTCGGTTGTTTCTTCTGCAACTTGGCAAACTGTAAAAGTTCCTGGAGATGTAAAAGTATGTATTTTAAAATTACCTGATTCTGTGATAGTTCCACCTGTTGCAATTATAAAAGTTCCACCTCCACCTCCAGCACCAAATCCGCTTGCTGATCCTGCTCCAAATGTTGATTTTAAAGGCATCTTTCTTATCTCCTTATGTTACGCAAACTGCGTTTGAGCTGCTAACACTGTGAACGTTGCGCTTGCAGTTTTAATAATTGTATATGTATATGTATCTAGTGAACTAGCATTACCTTCAGTGGGGGCTGCTCCGCCTTGCCACTCTGGAGTAACACTTGATCCATCAATTGTAAAAGCACTATTATAGTAAGCTGTTCCACCTTGAGAAACAATGTGGGCAACTGTAATAGATTCACCTGTATCCATAATTGAGTCCAATGAATTTGATCCATCGCCTCTAACATTTAAAGTCCAGTTAGCTGATGCATCTGTTGTAAAATTCCACACTGCTTGTGTTAAAACATCATAGTTAACAGTTCCTGTAGCAGCCGTTGCTTCAGTTGTAACTTTTTCAGCTACACTTTGAATTTTACCTTGACCGTTGAAAGTTGCTCTGCCAATTCCTTTTGGTGTAATATTAAAATCAATATTAGTGTCACCGCCCACTGCTGCAAGTGAAGGTGTGTTGCCTGTTGCTGCATTAGTTATGCCAAAATTATTAACCGCTGCACTAGTAGTTGTAAATGTAATTTGCTCATTAGAACTTTCATCAAGAATACTTTTTGTTGAATCGATAATAATATTATTACCATTAGTATCTAAATCTGCTGAAAGCTGTGGTGTATAATCTGAAGATAAATCTGTGAATGCTGTATCAACAACATTAGTACCGTCAGAATAAACCATTTTAGTACCTTTGTCAGCTGCTGCCCAAGTTACTCCAGTTCCTGAAGTAGTTTTAACAGTTACTGTATAAGCACCTGAAGTTGCATTATCAATAACATATACTTTTGATAAAGTGTCTGGAACAACAACGTTGACTGCACCTGCAATAGTTCCGGTTAATTTTAATACTTGGTTTTTACCATTTGATACTGCACCATTTGTAAAAGCTAAAGTAACACCTGTTGTAATAGCAACAGCTTCATAACCCGCAATTGCTTGTTCTAAAATTGTTAAGTTTGTATTTGTAATTTGTCCCCAAGTACCTGAGTTTTCACCCGTCGCTTGGATTGTAAGTTTTAAATCTGCGGAAGTAGTATTAGCCATAATTTTTGTTCTCCAATATCTTGTATATTATTTAAATTTTGTCATAGTGTCAAACACTATTATGCAGCGTTAGTTGAAACTTCTTGCCATCCTGGAGGATCTACCGGTGCTGTGCCAGTATTTACTTCGTTCCAAATCAATACATTTGTAGCGGTTCCTAAGCTAGCTGTCAAGCCAAATCCAGTTGGTAATACATTGCATTCAGGAATAATGATTATATCGTTATTATTTAAAGCCATTGTTAAGGGGAAACCACTAACGTCTACAGGAGTATTTAAATCAACTACAACACTGTTTAAGTTTACAGTCATTGTTTGACCACTTACATCTGTATTTGCATCTGCTTGAATAATAAAAGTATTTCCTGGTGCTAAATTCATAGCCATTGCTTGACCTGTTGCTTCAGCATCTGGAGCAGGATCTACTCCACTGAAGTTTTCAGACATAGCCATAACTAAGTATTTACAGGTTGGTTACCATAAACTCCAAAACCGTAATTAGAATTACCCCATGCAGCTGGAGATTTAGCTGAAACTTCTGCTATAGTATTTGCATCTCCTACAGCTGAACCAAGGGCCATAACTAGTTCTTGACCTATAGCATCTATAATTTCTGGATCATAGGACAGTGTCATTGCCATCTCGATACCAGTAGGTTCTGCTACAAAACTAGCAAAAACTTCTGGAGTCTCTGTGCTTAATGTTAAAGAATTTCCTGTAGGAATTAAATTTGAATCACCATTAATGGCAACACCACTAAGTCCTTCGGACATAGTCATTGCTAAACCAGTTACTAAATGATTTGATCCAGATTCACCCCAGGTTTCGATACCCCATTGATCAGAACCCCAACCAACGTTGACGAAAGATTCTACAGTTGTGGAATTTAAATTTGAAGATAAAGGTAATCCATCTACAGTAAAGATTTCATCACCTAGCGTACCCCATTTTTGGTATCCCCAAGTTTGATTACCAAATCCTGCCATAGGAGCTTACCTCCTAATTAACCAGAGATTCTTAAAATCGCTGCGGTTGATGTTGGTGCTGGAAATTGAATTGTGAACGTACCAGAAGTTGCAGTTTTATCTGCTCCAAAATTTAAAATACAAACGGCATCAGTAGTACCTGTCCCTAAACCTGCTGTTGTATTATAAATTAAAGCTCCTCTAGCTGTTAACGTAACTCCAGTAAAAGATCTATCGTCAAAATCACATCTTGCAACACCTGCAGTCATAGAAGTTCCTAAATTAACTAGAGCTCCTCCACCTTGAACATATTGACCAGTGTTTCCGACTTGACCACCTGTACTATCACCTGGATAGTTAGTAGTTGTTGAATTTAAAGTTGCTGTTGAAATATAAAGAGCTATTTTAAAAGTGTCTCCACCTGTTTGTTTAAAACTCATATCTCCATCTAATAATTCTTTTTAAATGAGTTTGCGATTGCTTGTGTTATTGCCATAAAATTTTTCTCCTATTGTTTTCCTATTCGAGGAACACCTGCTTGGTATTCATCCCGTCTTCGTCTTCCCATTTGTTCAATTGAGAATCCTTTAACAGCCTCAACATATTTTTTATCATAATGTTGTAACATGTCAAGAGGTCCTTTTAAGAAACCGTAAGCCTCTACTAGGCAGGCATATAATAAGCCGTTGGGAAATTGTTGACTCAGATATGTAGTTGTAGTTGTAGCCGATAATCCAGTGGGTTTCAAGACATAATTTAACTGAATTGTATAAGTAGCATCAGGGGTAGGAGCAAAAACTAAAGTGTCTTCATCCCAGTAACTATAGTACTTAGGAACCCCTGTAAAGCCCGTAGGGTTGAATTCAGCCATAAAGTTAGTGTCTCTGAACTGTAAAAAATCTCTGTTATCTGCAGAAGCGGTACCGTCGGAATCTACGATTTGGGCAGATCTGACTACTAATAAATCTGCAGGTGTATCTATAAATCTAGTATTTAAAACTAATGAAGCTGATGCATATTTTCTATTATTATCAGAGTCTACTTCTCTTAAAATTCTAAATTCAGCATCGTTTATAAAACCATCTACAATAGTAGAAGTTAAAACATTTGAATCTACTTCTGTGTAATCTCTAATTTTTTTGTACTAATTCTGCGTATGTCATTATTTATTATTTACAGGTCCACTTAAAGTTTGTAACCCGCCTCCTATTTCATTGCTTGATGCAGCACTAATTAAATTAAACGTAAAACTATTGTATACCGTAAATGAAGAAGGTTGTCCTGTAGAAAGTACAGTCGTAGGTACTAAAGTAATTAAGTAAGCCCCAAAAACTTTGGCTCCCGAATCGTGACTAACGGCTGTTGTATTTACAGGCACCAATCCTCTAAAAGGTGCGTTTGTTCCTCTTACACAATTAGATAAAACATTTCCTGAATTACCATTATAGTAAATTACTTCATTTGCATAAAGACCGGTAACTGAATCAATTTTTTCAATCATAATATATCCTTGTAAAGGTAAGGCTGATGAATTTGTTAAAGTTATTGAATTATCTGTAGCTGTAATATTTCCATTTAAAGTAGTTTCAAGTTCTAAAGTTGTAATAGGCACTCCTCCAATAGGTGCAGAAATTCTTTGAAATCTTACATAATCTCCATTTGAATAATTACTATTTGGAAAAGAAACAGAAACCTGTGTTAAGCTTGCTGTTATTGTAAAAGGGTTTTGTGGTAAAAAATCTGTAGTAGGTAATTGAATTGCTGCCGGTCTTGGATGCATTAATCCTTGAGGATCAGCTGTAAAAGGTTTTGGTTCTAATTGAGGTTGTTTAGGTTCATATTCAGAAGTATGGACTCTAGATCCATTCCATTCTCTAACCATTTCAGTATAGGGGAATTGCAGACCACTTCGATCTGAAATAAATAATGCATGTTTTCCTCTTGCTGTGTTTCCCATAATTACATACTTGGATAATAAGTTTTAGGTGAAAGGAAAGCACTACTTGAAGAACCATCGTCCTCTAGAGCTCTTGCCAATTCATCTTCATAAATTAATTTTAATTCTTGTATTCTTGGTGCTGCGTATTTCATTGCTAAATAATAAGCTAAACCTGCAACCATGCAAGGAACGAATCTAAAAGGAACGTTTGCTGCATTAGTATAGTCACCTGCATCTTGTATTCTATTCTCGTAGTAAAAATTTATAGTGTCTCCATTTTGAGTAGATCCAGGAGTTAGATATAATTGAATTAAAACTTTGTCGATGAATCTTTGAACAAAATATTGTGAAGGTTGTCCTGTTGCTGTTTTGTTAGAAAGAGCTTGGTATTGAGATCTGTTAATTTTCTCTAAAGGAGAATCTACATTAGAACTATTTCTATAAGAACATTCTAAAATATCTGAAGCAGAGTTTACAAAATTAGTAATAGCTGCTGCATTTAAATGCGTTGCTGCAGTAGTTCCATTTACTCCTCTTGTCACTCCCGTTAGTTCTAAAGTACTAAATCCTGTGTAAGAGATATTTTCGCTCCCTACATTGATAGTACCCTTGGTTGGCATATCAGTGACCGAGGCCAAAGTAATTCCAGTTGTAGCTGCTGTTGTAGTAATCGCTGCAGTTAGAGTAGAGGTTATTCCGTTAGAATTACCATCAGCTGTTGAACGATAAATTGAATATTCGTTTTGGCCACTAACTAAATTAATATTAGTATTTGCTACTTCCCAAAAATGAAGACCTCTGTTTCCCCACTCCGAAAATAAAATATTTAAAGAACGTCTAGCAGTTTTTAAATTATAACCGCTCATATCAAATTGACCTATTCGATTATAAGATTCTTCAATTATCTCATCAATAGAGAATGTCTTATCAAATGTTGTAGTGCCTGAAGTAACATTGGCCATCAGTTATCCTATGTAAAGGTTATAGTAACACCAGGTGTTGTTGTTAAGTCTACATAAACACCTTCTTTAAATAAAATACCCGAACTAGGACACAGAATATTTAATCCTTCTGTTCCAAATTTATAAGTAGCGATTGCAGTTCCAGATGCTCCACCACTTTTTAAAACGACACTAGCACTAGCAACACCTTCTGCTTGAATAGAAGTTACTCTAGCTCTTTGCGATGTAGGAACCATTTGACCGTCTGCAGTTGCGTGTGCTACTGATTGGTCACTTGAAAATGAACTCATATTTTTTCTCCTTAAATTTTATATGTGGGGCCGAAGCCCCACACTAATTAGTTATTATAAATCTGCTGCGTCTTGAACAGAATTATTTTGAATGTATAATACAGTAACTGTACCTACACCAGTTGTACCATCACCAGTTGTACCTGTGAAGTCAGCTAAAACTTGAATGTCAGTTGTACCAACATTAGTTGCTTCTGTATCTAAAACACCGTGAGTAGTTCCTACTGCTTGAACACTTTGTGCATTAATAAATGCATCAGCGTCAGCTATTGTTCCTACTGAAACAGTAGATGCTGCTCCATCGTTATTAGCTGTAGTTACATTAAGAATAACATCTGTGATTTGTGAGTTTGCTGGAATTACTGCACAAACTTGATTTAAGTGCGAAGCACCATTGATATCAACCTTTACAGATTGAGCCATTGATACAAAACCTACGTTTGCAATGTTAGTTCCAACAGTTGTTCCTGTTGTATTTGAAATCGTTCCCGCTTTTACTGGTCCCGAAAAAGTAGTATTTGCCATGATAGTTCTCCTAGTTAATTCTACATAGTCTCTAGGCCGTCGACTATACCGCGTCCATGCAGAAAATTAATATATTGTATAGTGAGATATTTATAGCTTATTTTTAAATAGAGTGCAAGAGATCCTACAGTGTGGAGTCGAATTTTCCAACGATGTAGCTTGTTACTTAAGTAGCTACAGAAACTTCTGGAGCAGAACCTTCAATATTGTTCTGTAAGTGAGATAGTCTAGCTTCTTCAAGCTTTATGTCAGTAACGACCCTTTTAATTAAATCGTCGATCTTGACCATGTCAAGAGTATATCTGTTATTATCCAGATGCTCCTGTTCCCACTTCAACTCCAAGGACCTTTTTGCTTTGTATAGGTCTTGTATCATCGATAACCTCTTCATAAGTTATTCTATTTGATCCCGAATGGTAACTATTTCCGAGATATTCCCAGACTATACCCTTTTCTCCAATTTTGTCAAGGATAGCTTTTTCAATACTTTCTAGATTATCCTCAGCTAATATTTCAAATTTAGTGTGGTGATCATAGGCCCAGATATTGATAAGAGTTTTTTTCATAGTTTTTCTTTCTACTTACACAATGGGGCAAGATTGTGTCCTGCCCCATTATTTCTAATTATTATGCTCCTGGAGAACCGTAGATTCCTCTGAAGTCAGATACACCAAATTGGTATCTTTCTCTAGCTTTGAATCTTAAGTTACCAGTATCGAAGTCACCTTCCATAGCTGTTTTGATTGGTGTTCTAACGAAATGTTTCATTCCGTTTGGAACATCAGTGATAAGGAAGAATGCATTAGGATCAGTTAAGAAATTGTTCACTCTGTAACCTTGAGGAACCATTCCCATTGATCTAATTGCATTGATATCATTATCAGCAGTTTGAACTCTGCCTTCTGATTTCATCAATCTCTCTGACTGGAACTGTAGCGCAGAAGGGACAATCATTTTTGTCGCTTTCGCTGCAATTTTTAAACCTCTTTCATCAGTGAAAGCCGCGATATCAATCAACGCCTGTTCTAATGAAGTTTCGTTTAAGTCAGCTGCTGTAGTTAGCGTGTTCGATACAACGCCCGCGATTGTTGGGTGAGTCGTACTGAACAAAGGAGATCCATCACCAGAAGAGAAAGCCGCTGAGAAACCATTAATTAATGGGTTAACTGCTTTAACTTGTTTAGTGTTGGACATACTTCTTGCTAGTGCTTTTGTATATCTGCTTGACAGTCTGTCATACAGGTTATCTTCTACCGCTTCCTCAGTAATTGCGAAAGCAAGAGCCACTGTTTCCATAGTGTATCTAGCAGTGTAAGTTTCTTGAGCGCTGTCAAAAACTACACCTGATCCTTCGGGTTTTACTTGAGCATTAGCGAAACCAGATAACATTACTTCCTCTTCGAAAGCTCTGTCTGACGTTTCTGTTGCATATATCTCAGCATGTTGGTTTTCGTATCTCTTATATTCCAAGCCGAATAGTGCATTCAAACCTGGCTCTAGTTCTTTAACTAGTTGTCCTCGTGATATAGCCATATGATTATACTCCTGCCTGTGTTTTTAAGAAATGTTCATTGATCATAACAACAAAATTTACGTTACTTGTACCTAAATCGTTGTTGTTAATATCTTTTGAAACACCAACTACTCTCAATTGTCCACTAGTTGAACTCAAAGTTGAGTCATCTAGTTCTACCTTTGATATATAGTTTGCTGAATCACCTGCTGCATACAGAATGTCATAGTTCATGAACACGTCTGTTTGAGCCGATGCTGTTGAGTTGTCCGATTGTATCTCAAATCTTTCATAAGGATCGTCTGATACAAATCCCACGATATCTGTTGCAGTGTTACTTGCATTTAGATGTTGTGCGAATGTCGGTTTTTGTGTGTCGGTTGCTGTAAAGAAAACCCCGTTAAGTCCACCCAATAGTGAGTCTCCTGCTGCAGCTACTCCAATAGTTCCAGTGTTTATTGCTTTTACTGGATCTTGGAAATAGATAGCTGTTGCCGAAGCCGCTATTACGTATTCACTTAAACCTTGGTTATCTCTATTCTGGCCGATTTTGCCGATGGCTCTTATGCCAAAGGCGTTATCTTTATTACTTGCCATTATATTTTCTCCATTGTTTAATTTAAATGATGAAACTAGAAATTGTTAAAAAACTATTTCTTCGTACCACCAAAGGTTGTGCGAGTTTGTCTATCAATATTGATAGGCATACTTGGGTGCTCTTCCTTCATGAGATCGTTGTCAAATGCTTCCGCATTTTCGTGCGCCTGTTTACGATAGTAATCGGCGTATTGTTTCGCAATCTCTTCGGGTACTCTAGCGAGCACTAGGCCACCTTGACCGATCACTCCCTTGTATTTACCGTCTTGTACAACTGAATATTCCGCTTCATTATATTCATCGGCTCTTACTAATTCGTAACCAGATCTAATACGACCTTGTACGTTTTTAGAATCGTCGAATCCCATTGATTCAGCTCTCAGCCATCTATGTACAAAACCTGCTGGTGCAGGGGGTGCATCTAATAAAGATGGTGGAGACCAGACTTTTGGTCGAGATGTTTTTTCTCGAGTCTGACTCGCACGTGAAGTTTTGTTGTTTTCTATATTTTCCATGCTTATACTCCTTCCGTGATTTTTAATTGTTCCGCATAGTCTTTAAGTGGCACACCTAATTTTCTAGCAATTGCTACCTGTGACGGTGAGAGTTTCACAGTTCTGCGACCTGATGTTTTACTACTACGCGTTGCCGAAGCAACAGTTTGAGTAGGTTTGTTAGTCGAACTTGAAACTATATCAAACTTGTGGGGGAATTCAACCCTTATTCTTCGGTCTACTTCCATATAATACTCATCGGCATCCGTATTAGGATCATATCCCTCAACTTCAGTCAATTGTCTATGTATTACCTTAGCTCCTTCAGTCATAACAGGGTCTCTGTTAAACCAAGTAGCGTTTTTTTGAGCCCAATCTCTGGCTCTACTATCTACTCTTCTTGGTTCTTCAACTGGTTGATACTGTTGCTGTCTTTCCATTTGGAGAGCTTGATCAGCTTTAAGATCAGCCTGTCTTGCTTTAAGATCGGAGAGCCTAGCTTCTTCATAACCTAATCTAGAAATTTCTGCACTCGCAGCAACTTCAGCTTTAAGATCTCCCTCTTCTCTAGCTTTAGATAGTTTGGAAACAGCAGCTTCCATACCTGATTTAATTCTACCTTCTTTTTCAAATACAAATCCTGTATCTAATTTTGTAAGTCTAGAACTAAGTTGGTCTTTTTCAGCCAAAACACTTTTTGCATAAATAGTAGCCGCTTCTTCACGTCTTTCTGCTTCACGCATTTTTTTAGTTAATTTAGCTATTCTTCTTTTTACTCCATCAGAGTATTCTTCTAATTCTTTCTTTTGTTCTGTATTTTCGTCTTTATCGTTCTCGTCAGTTCGAACATCCAACTGCTCATCAGATTTCTTATCTGAGTCATTGGACTGATTATCGTACTTAACGCCTTCTTCTTTGTTTTTGTCATCGCTTATCTCCTGTGTTGAACTTTCTATTAAAGTCTCTTTTGGTTCATCCAAAGTGACTTCAGCTCCTGGTCCGGAAGTATCGATGTCAATGGTGTCTTCTCGCATAGTTATCTCCTTCTATGATTGTTAATATTGATGAAGTATATCTTCAGGGTTATCTATCGTTGCTAAAACTTCATCATCATTTAGCAATCTCACTTCGCCCCCGTCAATTTGAATTCTTGACCCTGCATATTTTGCAAAGATTATCCATTCACCCTTCTTGCACCAAGGACCTTCTGGAAATTTACCTTTATCATAACAGTGAGGTCCCATTGCTAAAACTAAACCGCAATTAGATCCTACTTGTTGTCTCTCTAAAGTATCTTGTCCAAGAAAAATTCCACCTTTAGTTTTTTCCTTCATTTTAAAAGGAAGAACTACAAGTCTCCAGCCAGTGGGTTGTGGTAATTTATTTGTTTCTTTTGTTTTTAAACGTTCGTAACTATCAACTTCTTTTTGATGTTGATCATCATTTAGTTTTTTGTATTTATCCTCTAAAGCGTTTTTAAGCTTTGGGATTTCTGTCTTTTCCATCAAGATTGATGACGGTTGCTTCTGTACCATTCTTTGCTCCTTTGTTTAGCAGGTTGGATATTTCCCCTGAAATAAATGTGTAAGCTTGCGCTTGTCCTAACATATACTTATATTTGTCCATACTGTCAACACCTCCACTAACCATAACATTGGCTACTTGATTGTAGTTGTCTTTTAACAGTTTCTGAATTTTTTGAATTAATACTAAATCGTCCATATTTAACCTTTCTATTTTCTAGCTAGTTTATCTTTGTTTTCGCCTTTTTTTATTACATAGTCTTGAGTTCCATTAGCACCTGTTTCAACTTCTTTTTTCAAGTTTCTAAACAAACTCATTTCAGTAATTTTTCTATACTTCTCTTTTAAAAAAGCTCTCTATCGCTTTAGTGTCTCTCATTTTTTAATTTCATTTTCAAAAGTTTTATCTACTTCTAAAGTTACTTCCTTTTTTACTTTTCCTTTTATCTTACATTTGCACCTAGGAGTTGTCAACCACTCGAAAAAAATTATCTATGACTCCAAAAAATTTATATAAGAACCTATCTATCATATAATGGTTTATCAACCCTACCTCCCATAGCAAACATATTTTTTATTTTATCTATAAAACCTGGTTCTTTTTCTCCAAATTCTAATAAAAATTCTTCTACAGCTTTATTATATTTTTTCATTGCTTCTTCATGGTTTTAAATTTTGTACCTGGTTCTATAAGTTCTGTTTCAACTTCGGGGAAAAATTTTTTATCTAAAAATCTTACAAAGGTTTCTTCAGTTAAATTTCTATCTTTCATAAATTTTTTGTATTTAGGGTTATCAAAAAGCTTATGCCTCGACTCATGCATTATAGTTGCAACCTTATCCAAATCTCCAGGTTCACTCCCAGTAGATACAGGTTCTTGATAAATCAAGATAGGTTTTTTCTCCTTTTTTCTAATTTTTTCATTAAAAACTAGATTCAGATGAGATAGGAAATTTTTCTTCTTTTAATCTCTGCTTTTAACTTTTCAATGTCATCGTCTCTTGCATATGATCCCTTATAATTAGAATGTCCTGATCTCTCCATCAAAGGATAGGTCAAATCACTTACATCCATTTGTTTTGCTGTCATAGGATCTCTTTCAAATAAAGATTGTAAACCCGCATAGTACTCATCATCCGCTATTCTAGATTGTCCTTGTTTAAGAAGATCTTTAATTCCAGCCATTAGCAATTCCATTTCCTTAATGATTTAGATAATCTATCATCGCCTGTATTGTTGCTAGCCTTTTGTCTTTTTCTCATACCAGTCATTCTTGCACAAAACGAAGCTCTACGTTTGGCATCTTTTGATCCTGCTTTTAATTTTGAAGGTTTAGTTGTAACAGCTGTTTTAAGTTTGATCCAGGATTAGCTGCTCTATAAGATGCAACGCCTTTTTTATTTAGGCCTCCGGACTCAGACTTACCTTCTTTTCTAGTCCAAGCTGCAGTAGCCATTATGTTGTACTCGTCTTTTTAGGAAAACCTTTTTTTCATATTAGCGTAAGCTTTCTTTGTTATTGTAGAATCTTTTTTACTTCTTGAAGTACCAGCTTTCTTACGAGCGTTGATGTTGGCCCATAGACCTTTTGCTTTAGCCATTATGCTATTGCTCCCTTACACTCCAAACATGAAGCTCTAAATCTTGAGTGTCTTATACAATGAGTGGATTTAAGTATTAAAGGTTCTTCTATAACTACATCATCACATTGACATGCTTTGATATGAAATAGTTTACAGATAAAACTTTTAACTGATTTAAACATTTATTTTTTTAATATTGGACTTATACCTTTGATAGCACATCCACCGTGTTTATAACCGGCTCTGCCACCTTTAGAAAACGAACCTTCTGATGCAGACCTTTTTTTAGATACTATTGTTTGAACTGTATCCGCAAAACGTTTAGCTTTTTTAGTTGCTTTAGCATCTATTTTTTTATCTTTTTTATAATTGTCACCTATCATACCTACACCACCCAACATTTTTTTCTTCATCTTATCGGATTCTTTATTTGAAATATTTACAACATCAGGGTGATCTTCAGGATGATTAACTCTCATAGTTTCATCATTCATTGTTTTATCACCTATTAATGATTTTTTATTTGGTTTGTAATCTTTAGCCATTATTTTTTTCCAGTTGCTTTGTCAAGCATGCCTTTAATTACTTTAGTATTTTCTCCTTGTATTCTTTTATAGGATTCTGTATTTGATTCTGATTTTCCTGCTTTACTTTTAAAAGTAATAGGCATCTTATTTTCCATTTCAAAAACAGTTTGACCTAATTTTGCTTTTGAAGCTTTAGCTTTTTGTTCAGCAATACTATTGCTGCTTTTTATTTTTCTAATTTTCTTGTATTAATTTTTGTTTTAACTTTATTGATAGCTTGACCTATACCTGAAGCTATTTTTTTACCAAATTCATAGTTTGGTCTATTAAATAATTTACTCATAATTGTTTTCCTTTAAGTTATTTTCTTTTTATCAGATCTGTTGCCTTAAGTCCATAGACAGATGCAATTACTCCGACAAAAATTGTTTGGTACCAAAACGGTAAATTTCCAAAGTGTACAAAGAATATCTCCATTTTCTCCATATGTACAGGATTATCTGACCAGACACTCCATCCTAACATTACAATCGGAATCGACAATAAAACTAAAATAAATTCGTCTTTCCAGTCTGATTGTCTAGCTTCTAGTAATTTTCCAGAATACTCTAATTCTCCAGTACTCATTTTTTGAGCATGTTTCATCGCAGCATCCGACATAAGCATTTTAGTTTGTTGCTTATTTTTGTAAATGTGTGAGCCTGCAGAAACGGCTAATTTAATTGCCGAAAACCACATATTAAAACCAAGTAGCTTTTACAGGTTTTCTAGTCTTTGTACCTTTAACAGTTACTGTGTCACCTTGAGCAATGTAGTTTCTTCCTCTGATACTTGTTTGAGATCTAGGATCTAAATGCAAGTTTTGAGAAGACGTTTCTACTTTAACTCCGCCACTAGCGTAACCATCTTTGTTTACTCCAACTGCTGTTGTTATTTTTGGGTTCTTCATATTTTTCTCCTATTAAGTTAATATACTAATTTCTTGGACCTTTCAAGCGATTAACATCTCTAGCTTTCATAGCATCAGATGTTAGTTTTACTTCAGCAGACATTAACGCTTTGTCCATAGCTGTATCAGCTCTTAAATGAGCTAGTTCTTCATTTTGTTCTAGTTTTTCACTATTGAGTGCTTTTGCTTGCATCATTTTCATTTTATCAAGACCTAGTCTAGCTTCGTCTTCTTTTGCCTTACGTTCAGCATCCATTGCTTTAAGATCAACTTCTCTTTCTTTAAGTTTTAATAATGGATCATGATCAAATTGATCAGTGATAGATTTTTCTTCCTTCATAAAATCTTCAGTCATTTCAGCAATTAGAATAGCTTTTCTTGCTTCAATCTTTTGTGAGATTTGTTGAAACTGTTGTTGAGCTTGAGGATTCTGAACAGCCGCTTGTTGCATTTGTGGTAACATTTGCATTTCTTGTGGGAACTCTAATTGTACTTGTTCTTGGGCCATGATTGAAATGTGCTCTAAAATGTTTTTAGATAACGCTGCAGTTATACTTGGATTATTTCTAACAAAATTAGAAGCCATAAAACTTAAGTGTGCTGTAACGTGCGCTCTGTGATCTTGACCTGGAAATGCTTGAAAAGGTTTCTGACCCATTGCATCAATATGTTCTAACGCCGGATCTTTCGGTTGATTTTGTGGAGGTGCAGGTAATATAGAATCAATATCCTTTACACCAATTGCTGAATACATATTTCTATAAGCCATATACATATTATGCATTTGTGGATTAGATTGAGCTAATTGTAATTGTGTTTGTGCCATTGATATTCTTTGACTCATTGAAAATATGTTTGGATCAGCTACCGGTAAAATATCTACCTTGTCATCAAAATCTGTAACTTTAACATTTCTCGATGCCCCTGGAACATCATAAGGATATTCTGGTGGTAAATAAGTTTTAAAAATATTTGCTAGTAATTTGAATTCATTCTTCAGTGAAGAGTACAGTCTTTTATGGATTGCTGACATCACTCTTGAACCCCGTTCTAAAAGAGCTACAGTTGTACCAACAGCTGCTTGTTGGTTCCCATCACCAACTTGCATGTCAGCAATTGATGCGAATCTTTGTCCTGCTTGAACTACAATCCCCATCAACTGTAATAAAGTCTGTGAGGGTTCTTTATAAGGTAAGAATACGAAAGCATCTTTTAGATTACCCCCTGGAGTATCTACATCTTTAAATTCTCCTGGTTGAATCGCTGTAGCGTCATCTTGAACTCTAACGCCTCTTTGTTTAAATCCTGCTGGTAAATTTGATAATGTACCTGCATCTAATAACTGACGAAGAGCTGAAGTTGCAGTTCGACTCAAACCCCCAATCATATGAATTAATCCTAAACCATAAAAAACCTAGTCCTGGTAAAAATTTAAAATGAACAAAATATTGGATTTTATTTTTCTTAGGGTCTTCAGGTTTAAAGTTTCTTCTAATTGATAAAACTTTTCTACTACCTTCTTCGATTGTTACAATGTAAGGTAATTTAATTCCAGTGGGCTCACCATCTTGACCCATATCTTCAAAACCTTCTAAATCTAAATTAACATGACACTCAATTAAAGTGTACATTGATTCTACTCTTTGCGATTTTGTAACTCCTTCTATTTCTCTCTCTTTTTGTTTTAATTGATCCGTAACTGAATCTTGTGGTTTTGCTAATTCTATATCAGAATAGAAACCCGATACTTGTTGTTTTCTTAAATCATTTTCAGATATTTTTAAAACATGGATAACTGCTTCTGCATCATCTAATGAAGTTGCTGTATAAGGAACTACTAAATCATCAGCTGGAATAAATTTAGATACAGCTCTGCCTAATAACTCATCATAATAAACTTTTTTAAATGTTGATCCTGATAGAGGTAAATAAAATAACATTTGATCAAACTCAGGCTCATATTCTTTCATTTGATCCATCAATTGATAGTTCATAAAATCTTTAACTCTTTGAGCTTGTGCTTCTTTTGGAGGTGTTGCTGCACCCATAACCATAGTTCTAACAGGTCCATCTGAAGGTAATAATTCTTTATAAGCTAATGCTTGAAATTGTGTAACCGCTTCTGCAAGAACAGGGTGAGTTGCACCTGACGCTCCTTGGAAAGGTTCTGTTCTATTATCGTATTTAAATCCTAATAAATCTAATCCAGTAATATAAGTTCTTTCCCAATCTGCACGAGAAGTTTTATATTCTGCATAATCGCTTTGTAATTCATTACCAATAATGTCTGTAACGTCTTCTGGAAGAAGATCATTTAAATTTGCAAATGGATCATTGGCATCAGGTTCCTGTACTGCATTTGGATCAAAGTCGATAGTTGCTCCACCATCTTCTTCATCTGTAATTTCTACTGGCCCTTGTCCTGTGTCTTCAATTTCCTCAACATTAACTTCTTCTGAAAGTTCATTAGGTACTAATGTATTAGGGAGAGCCTTATCTATATCTGCCATATTTTTTATCCTGTATTAGTTTATCTTGTTTCTTCTCTTTAATCAACCCTTGAGAATTAGGTCCCCTTAATGGTGGAATGTCCTTCCATTTAACATGTTTCATGTTTTTTACAAGTGTTGAATTTTCTTTTGTCATTATTTAGTACTATTTTTAAAATTCATATCTAGTAATTCTTCTACAAACTCATCATAGTACTGACCTCCATCATCTGTGATAGATGAATGGTAGGCAAATTTTTCCTTGTCTGTCATTTTGGCAACTTTCTTTGAAAATTTATCATAATTTTCTTTTCCAAGTTTTGTACCTTTATAAAAATCATTGTTTTTAAATTTATCTAATATGTCGTCAACCCCTTGACCTCCCATATCATCATAGTGTTCAAATTTTATGTTATGTCCACGTTTTTGTAATTCTTCCATTATATAAGCTGCTTCTTCAGTAGGGATATATTCATAATCATCAGTAAATTTACCATCCTTACCTTTAACTTTATTTTTTAATACTTTTTCACCTAATTGATTTTTACGATTTTTCATAATAACCGCCAAAGATTTTTTAACTGCATCAGTGAAACCACTTACATCAATAAAGGACTGCGCTCTTCCCATTGCCATCAAACCATTCTCGGTCATTTCATCGGAATCATCAATAATAGTTTTTAATGTAAAAACTGCATCCGGAGCTGCTTTTGTTTTAGCGGCTTTAATTCCGCCAAGTCCAATTGATTGTAAGGCAACCATTAAGCCTCCTGAAGCAACTAACTTATTAAAATCTCTTCTGCCTTCCCCATTAGCCGTTAATGTTTCATCAACTAATTTTTCTAAAGTCTTACCCTCTTTTACTTTTCCTAAAGACTGACTTAACTTCTTTAATGAATCAGACCCTTTAAATAAATTTTTTCCAGCAGCAAAGATTCCACCCATATTAGCAAACTCTCCTCCTAATTCAGCTAGGTCTCCAATAGTTCTTGCTTCGTCTGTTAAATTTTTTCCAGTATTTTCTGCTAAAGCAGTTATTCCAAGTTTTTCAGATAATCCCCCCACTTCCATATTGTCTCCAAACTTTTCAAACATTTCACCTCCAACAAATTTTGCTCCTACTCCAGGTAGTCCGGGTATTTTGTCTCCTGCTTTAAATAAAGGTTTCCTAATCATATCGGAAGCTAGCTCTGTTGCTGCGAAAGGAAGTTTACCCACCCATTCAGCTATATTAGTTACTCCTTTTAAAGGCTTAGCAAGATAGTGAGGTACGTTCTTATAATTTACCATACCACCAATTTTATCTACGACACCTGCTTCTTTGTAATTGTTTCGTGGTCCGTGGTCCACGGATCTTGGACTCTCCCCTAGTAATCCTGCTAGACCGCCTTCTGCATTAAGCTGTCGGTCTTTAGTCAATAAATTTTTCTGTATGTTTTCTAATTCTAGAAGTCCTTGTTCTGTTACTTTAGGGAAGCCTTTTTTGGTCCAACCTCTTTCAGGAGTGATTCTGACAGGGTTTCTGTAAAATCTTTGGCAGTTTTTCTATCCATACCTGTAGATACCATCTCTTCTATTATTTGATTTTTATAAGTTAATAAATTGTCATCCCCCTTTTTTATATTTCTTGCAGAATTAAGAAGTTGTTCAAGCACATATTGTCTATCTGTTTTTGTTTGTTTAATTAGATCTTTAATCATATCAGAACCCATGATTCCTGTATCTGAACTAAATTTAAAAGGTAGTGAAGGGTCGTTTAGAAATTTTTCAACTTGTTTAGGATTCACCCGCTTTAATATTTCTGCAGGGCTTTTACCGTGTGAACTACCTGTAGTCATATGCTTTAACAATTCTCTAGTTAAACTTTTTCCTGCTGCTAATGCACCACCCAGCCACATTGGAACACGGCCACCTTCTGCTTTTGAATTTTCATCTCTAATTTTTTTTTTCAACTCTTCTATAAACATCTGTCTTGTTCTAGGATCTAAAGTATTAACTCCTGCTTGAGACATAACTTGTTCTAATAAATACTCATTCATAGGTTTGGGTTTTGGTAAAACCGTATTACCTTCGTTGTAAGGAACTCTAGTTGTGTCATTATCTTCACCTAATAAATAATTTAACCCTGTAGAAGTCGTTGCTTGAGAGCCGGGCGCTATTAACATATTTCTTGCCATCAGAGCATCCGAACCGTGGCCTATGTTTGAAAGATCCGGTTCTATTTGAGCTTGGCCTCCTTGGTAAAAACCTTCTGGCTCATCTGGATCTTTACTTTTTTATTTCTAAGTCTTTCAGCTGACTCTTTATTTTGTTTTTCAATTCTTGCAATTATTTGAGCATCTGTTTCTTTTCCTACATCTTTAAACTGTGCAGGAATTATATTTCCACCTCTATCTTCATATAATGCAGGATCTGCTTTTTTAGGTTTAGGTATTTCTGGAAGATCAATACTGCCAATCTCTTTGAGGGTAGCCATTTGAGTATTTTCCATAGCATCCGCATAATTGCTATCAAATTGTTTTCTAAATTTTTCTTTACTGGAATTACTAAGGGCGTTCCATTCTTTTTGACTATACCCAAAAGCATCACTATCAATAATTTTTTTATCTAAATCATTAAGGTATTTATTACTAAAAATATTAATTTCACCCGGTAACTCTTGACCTCCCATAATTTTTGAAGTGTCTCTAATTCGATTTCCCTGTAGATCAAAAACGTCTGCTAATTCAGGTGGTTTTTTTTAATTGGTTGTCCCACCATTTTTTTCGGGCTTTTTCTTCTATGTCCGTAATTTGCTTATGAAACCTTCCTATATCTTTTTCTGTTTTAATAACATTATTAGGGACACCCGACGATTTAAAATCCTGGTAAATATTTTCAGCAAATTCCTCAACTTTTTTTTGAGAAGGAATTTTCATGATTCCTTCTCCTTCTCTCATAAGTATTTTTCTTGCATACCGTTGAAATAAAGTAGCTAGTTCTATACCTGCGTTAATTAGTTTCATACTTAATAATACTCTCTTTTTCTAGGTGGTTGTTTTTTAATTACATAATCTTCCGGGTGAGTTATAAAACCACCCTGTCTAAAATCGCATAACTGCCATAGTCATAGAATCAACTAAGTCATCATGATCTCCATGTGGGAATGCCGCGCATTCTTCCACCACTTCTTCTGCGAAACGCATATCTGGAGCCCAGATTAAACCCGCTTCAAAAAGAGGTGCACATGAATTTATTCTTACATGCTTATCATTTCCTCGGCTTGGAGTAAAGGGCATAACTGGAATGTCCATTTGTCTCAATTCATGGGTCAGTGGAGTTCCAGAGGCTTTTTGTTCGATGACTACCATGTCAGGTTTCCAATATTTATATTGTTCAAGAGCTGCTCGCCTTAATTCTGGAAATTCAAACCTATCTTTTAGTGAATCCATTAGAATTAAATTAGCGGGACCATCAATTTCAGGATAAAATACACCCCCAGGTAGTAATCGCACTAAAATCGGCAGTTCTTTTTTTAAAAAAGCAGTATCATAAGATTGTATGACATAATTTACATCGGGGAGTTTATCATGATCCCACATCCGCCACCATTCACGTTTTATAATCGCTCCTTCTTCACTTGTAGGCTTTTGCATCCACTGCGCGTTCCATTTACCTATGGGCAAAGTCGCTTTTACCTTCTCTAATTCTTCTAGCTTTCCAATATTCAGGCCAAACCGGTTTTCCTTCGTTTGGTCCGTGGTCCAAGATTGCTGGAAATTCAACAATGTCCCATTGATCGCCTTTTACCTGGCCTTGGTTCTTCATTAAAATTCCTGTTAAATCTTTTTTACTCCATCTTGTCATAACGAGCACGATTTTTGCTCCTGGCTGTAATCTTTGTCTGGGTCCAGAAGTATACCACTCATAAGCATTATCAAATGCGTCTTTTGACATCGCATCTTGTTCCGAGTGAGGGTCATCAATGATTAATAGATCAGCACCCCGTCCAGTAATTGCTCCACCGACACCTGCAGCGAAATACTCGCCGCCTTGTGCTGTTTCCCACCTCCCAGCGGCCTTACTATCTTCCTGTAATGTAGTTTTAAAAATTTTAGAATATTCTTCACTGTCAATTAAGTGTTTTGCTTTACGACCAAATCTTACTGCAAGCTCCCCGGTGTGAGTGACCTGTATGATCTTGAGCTTAGGATCACGGCCCACCATCCAGGCGGGAAGAAGAAAAGATGCAAACTCAGACTTAGTATGTCTAGGTGGCATATTAACAATTAATCTGTTTATTTTACCAGTTGCAAGATCATTAAATTTTTTAGCAATTATTCTATGGTGCGCACCTTCAATGAACTCGGGCCAAACGCACTTAACAAAGGACATAAAGTCATCTTTAGCCCTGTTTTGGATTTTCTTTTCTGTGTGGAGTAATCTTAATTGCTTGAATTGTTTTCTAATGTCGGTCGGTAATTTGCTTATATCTAAGTTATTTAAATCCATTTTAAATTTTTTATAATATTTTTTGCACTTTTTAAGGTGGAGAAGTTTTATACACCCTCTAACTGTCTAAATCAAGCTATATAGTCCAAAATATTGGGACCCCTTTTTATATAAGGGAAGTCGATCTTCAAGCGCGCGCGAATTTTCGGATCGCGTCTGGTACCTCTATGGTTTATGTATTGTGTGCTGTGATAGGGGGCGCACAACCTGTGCGTGTGAGTGTGGTCCTACAGGACCACACAGTTGGTGTTCGGTTTAGTTAGCCCAAGTATCTAGAGCCTTGGCTCTAATTAGTATGGCAGGCCCAACAACGAAGTCATTACGCCCTGTAATATAGTTATCATTATCAAAAGTGTCTTTCCAAATTGCAGTTGCTTCTAAGTTTAATGGTAAGCCCATTAGTTTGCCCTCTTCATTTAATAAAAGTAAATCACCATTTGGCATTGATACAACCTCAACCATACCACCAACAAACTTAGACACTGCCTTATAATCTGGCTCATCTTTTTTGTCTGTGATAATCTTGAACTCTGCTGTTGTGTTTGTCTGTGTCATTTGTATTCTCCTGTATTGATTAATATATAACTATCCTATCATTAATAGGATAGTTATGTCAACTGTTATTAATTCCAAAGATCCTTGACCATTGCGCCATTGGTCGCCGAGTTAAGCGCTTCAAGATACTCGGTCTCTGTCATTTTAAGATAAGTTAAACAGAACTCATGTTTGATCTGTTGAGTTTGTCCAGGTGTCTTGATGTAGTCAACTGCTTTGTCTAACATCTCTTGACGTCTCTCGCCTCCTGGCATGTACTCGGCTTTAATTGTTCTTGTCATATTATTTCTCCTGTATAAGTTAATATATCCCTATCCTATACTATCCATTATAGGTGTCAACTGTTATTAATCCCCTTCGGCCGTCTGTAATCTAGCCAAGATTTTAGCATGGCTCTCGATTGCTTTCTCTAACACTTTAATTCTATCCTCTATATATTTGTCTTTCTTTCTTTTATCTGCTTCCATTCTATTCTTTGTATGCACCTCGAAGTTTTCTTCGTGTTCTTCATTTAATTGTGTCATTTTTTATCACTCCATATTCTTAATCCTATTAATCCAAATAACATTGCTATAAAAAATAGTTCATACATTAATTGTTCAGTCATTAACAACACCCCACGCAGTAGCCCTGTTTCCAACTTTTCTCCCCTATTTTTATAGTTTTACTACACGATCGGCAAATATTATACTTCTCACAATACTCATGCGATTTAACAGTGGCTTGTTTTTTTTCCCACCCATTTGTAATGAACTCTTTTTTTAGTCTTTCTACTAGTGTTCCCATGTTATTTCTCCTGTATTAATTAATAACCTATCCTAGCATTAATAGGATAGGTGTCAAGGGTTAAAATTTGCCTTATGTGTAATACAACCTGAAGTTGAATTGTTTTTATATATACCACCATCCCCAACCACCATCCAATGGTAATGAATAATTTTAGCACTGTCAAGAAGTTTATTTGCATTTAAGTAAAATAAATATCTTGTTTATTAATTGTCCTATGTTATAAATGACATAGCCCACATTTAAAGATTTATCGGCTCTTAAAACTATAAATCTTAATGGGACTTGCACCAGCAAAAGCAAGTAGGACTCAATAGCAGGTTTCTTTATACCTCTCCTGCTACTGATCCCTGATCCATTATGTAAGTACCAGGAATTTATTCATGGGCCTTTAATGGATCTGGGATCGGAAACGGTCATTCATTAGTAGAGCCCGCTGGGGCCAGCAATGGTCCCAGCATAACCCAAGGAAAATATGACAGAAGAAATAGAGCAATTTGATACATGGTTAAGCACAGCACAGCTGGGAGATAAGTATACTTATTTCACAGGTAATATTGCCCACGCGTCCGTTATACTAGGCGGAGATAAAATAAAAAATTAAGGGACCATGTCATGAATACATGCTGTGATTGGAACTTGGACCCTTTACCAACTAAAGCAACAGACAACAAGATCTTATTTAAATCAAAAATAAGACTAGTACAAAAAAACTAGAAAGATATTGGGACAAAAAGAAAAAGATGTCTTGAATGAAACAGCTTACATAGCTGTTAAAATATAGAATGTTGGGCCCGCAAGGGCCCATACAACCTGAGGTTGAAAAAAAGAAAAAAAGCACCAAGCGCCAAGCGCCAAGCGCCAAGCGATGCAACCTGTAGTTGTATATAAATAAAAAAAGATTTGACAATGGTTCATGGATAATATAGGATAAGTACTTAATCAATAAAGGAGAATAAAATGGATAATGAAACAAAAACAAAAGGTGAAACAGTTCAACAATATATTGAATTGAGAAGAATAGCCGATGCGATGGAAGAGATCCTGAGACTGGTGAAAAAAGATCAAGAAGACAGCGCAACACTACGAAGAGCAAGGGAGGATAAATAATGAAAGCACAAGTTAAATTTGAGTGGAGAAAATATCGAGAACCTGAGAACTATGAAGACGCGGCCTGGGTGATTAAAAATGCCCTGCAGGCTGCTGGATACAGCGTTGCCAGTATGCCAGATGTACAGGGCGTATGGGATGAGGATAAACCTGAGCGTTTGGGCGGCAAATGGGACGAAACAAGATTACCACACGAGGAGGTGGCCAAATAGGCCACGGCCCACGGGCCAGGGATAAAAGCTTCAAGCCTCAAGCGGCAAGCCTTAATATGAACACAATTAAATAATACACTTTATTAAACATACAGGAGAATAAAATGGGTAAATATACCAAAGAACAATATACGCAATTTGTAAAAACAATGAGCGATGAAGACTGGAAACTGATCAGAGGAAAAATGGAGGAAAAAATTCCAGATGTTAAAAAATGGGACGAGAATCTATTTAGATCTTATTCTCTAAGAGTCGTAACCGCTGGATCCAGGAAGGAGGATTTAAACTAATGAAAAGAATTAAACATAGAGATTTAACTCACTACTTTCTACAAGATCATAGATACCTGCCGCGATCCTATCTTGCCAGCTGCGAGCGCTTTTTCAAAAGCTTCAAGCTCCACGGGCCAGGAACCAGGGCCCGAGCTTCAAGCGTCAAGCATCAAGCGGCAAGCCTTAATTCGGACACAATTAAATAATATACATAAATTAGAAAGAAGAAATAAATGCTAATAAAAGATGCTTTAAAAATTACGGGCTCATTTACAAAAACTTCAAAAATGCCGGGCTTAAGTTACAGCTTGCCCGCGTGGGAATGCCAAACGGGCGCTAAGCTTAGAAAAGTTGAAAGCTCACCGTGTTTTGGTTGCTATGCATTAAAGGGTAATTATACAAGATACCCGGCTATCAAAGCAGCGCAATATGTAAGACTCAACTCACTCACCAATCCGTTATGGGTTGAAGCGATGGTTGCAAAAGTTAAAAATCAAAAATGGTTTAGATGGCACGACGCCGGCGATGTACAGAGCCACGAGCATATGGCTAATATTTTTAGAAGTTGCAAGATTAACTCCTCACGTAAAGCACTGGATGCCCACACAAGAGCGGCCTTATCTTCCTGACCCTGAAGTGGTTCCAGATAATATGGTGATCAGATTATCGGGCAGCAAGGTCGACGGACCAGCGCCAAAAGCCTGGAGCCATACGTCAACGGTAGTGACAGATGGCGCGCCTAGTTGTCCAGCTCCAACGCAGGGCGGCAAGTGTAAAGAGTGCCGGGCTTGCTGGAATAAAGACATTTCAAATATTAGTTATGGTAAACACTAAAAAAATTCCTTCGGGAATATAATCTGGAGCAGCCTTGTCAGCGTTACATCTTTAATTTTATATATTCCATTAAAGATGGCTCCAGGTTATAATTTATAATGTGGTTTTTAAAAATAGCACCGGCTGGTGCCAGCGTCATAATCCAGAGAATACGGAACCTAGACCGAGGAAGTCTCGAGCTCCTATATTCAGGGCCCGTGGACCAGGGACCAAAGCTGCAAGCCTCAAGCACCAAGCCTCAAGCACCGAGCTTAGAAAAATATAAGCGGCAAGCATCAAGCCCCAAGCAGCAAGCTTCAAGCTTCAAGCCACAAGCAGCAAGCTCCCTGATCCGTGAACCACGGTACATGGAATAAGTATTAGAGGACCACGGACCGCGGGCCTCTATAAGGATAAATGTATTGTTAGGATGTCTTAAATGGAAGGCAATTTGGTGTGGAGAAAAACGAACTTTCTTACTCTTTGTAACTTTTAATTCGATAGTGAAGAAGTGGCTATTATTATTGTAGACCAATAGATCAGGAGTACCAAGTAAGCTAAGATTCTCAAGTCTAATGAGAGAAAATTCTTTAAAATTCTTTTTAAGTTTTTGGTATAATTTAGCCTCTGGGCCCATATGTTTTTTAGAGTAACCATGTCATGCAAATACTAGAGTGCATCACGTAATTTATCTGGAATAATTATCTTTCTATCGGTCTTTGTTTTCAAAACTAGACGATGAGATTGGTGGTTTTTACTTAACCCAATTATTGTTTGATTGTTTTCGTGGACTTCCATTTTTTTAATTTCTTCTAAGAATCCATTGATCTCTACCATGATGACAGCATCACTCATAGCATTACCTTGACGAGTTCCGTCTTTTTTATTCTCGGTAAATTTAGATAAGAATTCTTGTAAGTCTCTTACTCTCATTTTTTAGTTTCTGCAAGAAGTTTTTCTATTTCTTTTTTATAAGTATTATTATCATACTCTAACTCTTGAGTGCGTCTAGCTAAACCTACTATCTTAGTGCTTAACTCTTCTATAATTTTTTTAGAACCTTGTAATATATTATCAGTTTTAATCCATTCAGATTCTTTCTGTTTATATTCCCAAATTTGTTTTTGATGCTCTTCAATAAGGAAGGTTAAATCTAACGCTCCTCTATCTTCTCTAGGCTCATTTGTATGAGGCCTTTCATTTTCATGACTCATATCTTCTCCATGTTCTTTATGTTTTGTGTATGTACGTTTGTCTTTAGGGGGATTTGGTTGTGCAGCGCTTGGTCTAAAATCATCTTTCATATCTTGACTTTATATCAAAGTTACCCTAAACTGTCAACATGGGAGTTCCAAAAAGATTAACAGAAATGCAAAAGAGATTTGCCGAGTTTATAGTATTCGGTGATGAAGAGGGACCGTTGTCTCAATCAGATGCAGCTAAGCTGGCAGGCTACAGTCATAAAAGATGTAGACAAGAAGGCTCAGAATTATTAAATCCCAGACTATCTCCATTAGTAGTACAATATGTAGATTCTCTTAAACAGGAGAGATTAGCTAAACATGAAGTTACTTATGATAAACATTTAGCGGAGTTAGATAGAATTAAGGTAGCTGCTTTAAAGAAAGGTAGCTTCTCTTCTGCTGTAAACGCTGAAGTATCTCGAGGCAAGGCAGCAGGACTATACATAGACAGAAAAATAATAAAACATGGGAAATTAGAAGATATGTCAGAGGAAGAAATAGAATTAAAAATGAAAAAGATCCTAGACGATTACGCTCAGGTTTTAAATATAAAGACTGTTGATGCATTATCAGAAGAAATTAATGAAGTTTCGTCATCTTCAGAACACAAGAAGTCGGGAAAACAGAACGTTCACTAAAAGTAATAGTACCATCATCATCAATATCATAACCCGCAAAAATTTTTACAGTATCTTTGTCTTTACTAAATAGGTAGCCTTCACTTACAGGTGTTGCCAGTTTCATATTCTTAAATTCTTTTTCACTACCCCAACCACCTTCAGTAACAATATCACACCAATCAATTTTATACCTTGAATATGGAAATGTAGCCTCTTGTTTTATCAACTTAGGTTTAGAATAGGTGTTTAAATTCCTAGATTTGTTTTTTCTATTGGGCATAAAAGCTTTATATATCAAAAATAAAGGTACGGACAGGGTAAAGGTAAAAGTAATTCAATTGTGTCTGAAATAAGGCAAGATAGGATCGCGATACCTAAAAGGGTAATTTATATTTTTTTTATTTATTTGCGCTAAAAAATCTGGGAAGGTGTCGCGATTGGTAAATAAGCTTGACCTATCTCCTAGAAGCATTGGTATAAGCGCTTCAATTGACCAAAACATCGCGACACCTGTAGTGTCGCGAAAGTGTCGCGATGTCGTTTTATGCGATAAAAAGTGTCGCGATTTTGCCTCCAGGTGTCGCGATACATTAGAATGATTCTAATCTAGCCCCAAAAGTGCGACATTCTGTCCACAATCGCGACAATCTGTCACATTCCTTTTAAAATCGCGACACTTCGAAGCAAATCGCGACACCTATCGCGACACCTAGAATGGCGTAAAATGCAAATCGCGACACTTCCGCGACACCTAGATTCTGCCTTATTCTGCCTTAATCTTGCCACAATTAGAACACAATTCATCTTAATTGATCCATGGTCCGTGTTCCATGCCTCTTGATCCAGTAATATTGGGTAATGATAGGTGCTGCTAGGACGTGATGAAAAGGGGTAAGAAGCCATCCTAACAGCTTAAGAGCCTATCGTCTCTCTTGAGGGTGCTCCGCCCCGTTCTCTAACTCATTAATCTTGTATCTTTGATCTGGAAATCGTTCTAATATAATTGCTATATACCGTTCTATTATTTCAGGTTTAAAAATTATGTGTAATTCAAAAAGAGATCGTTCAGCTTTTGTTAAATTCCATAATTGGGAAGTAAATAATGTATTTTGTTTATCATAACCTATATTGTTAAAGATACGGTCGGGAGACACATTGGAAAAAGTTTTAACTTGGTTATTTATATCAAATTTTTTATTAGCCATAGTCATTGTAAAAGGAATATGAGTCAAAGGACATCTATAACCATAATGTGCTACTTGTTCATCAAAATGTTTAATAAATTTTTGTGCAATAAAAGGATTCTTACGATTTACACCTTCCTTTGGAAAATCTATAAGTTCATTTTCTCCTAAAACTTGTCTACCTCTTTCTAATTTTTGTTTTAAATGAGCTCTAGCCATCTTGTGCAGAGTTAACATATAACCTCGTTTACTATTTTGATATATTCTATTTGTTTCTCTATTGTGTGGGGCATCCCGCATTGAAACCCATTTCCCCTCAACAAAACAGAATGATGCAGTGGCATTACGTTTGTTTCCCTGTTCATCTATATACCGGGCATTGTCTGAAACGGCTCCTGTTATTGGATTTGTGTATTTTAGTGGATATTTCCCACTTCCTTTAATTCTTGGCATTATAAATTTGCTCCTAAGTGTAAATAAATCCAAAGCGCTGTAAATAAAGTAACTGATGTTAATTCCATTGCAGCTGTCATGATTTATCCTTTAATCTATACATAATTTTCCCTGTAGTTCATTATACATATCTAATCTTTTTAGAAACTCATGTTTAGATTTTCTTAATTGTATTCCTTCAATTTTAAACTCCTGGTAATAAAGATCTGGTGTACAAATCATTATAACTCCTTGTTTAATTTGTGACCCATAAACATAATCATGGGCCATTGCGTAGGCAGAAATTTGTAAATAATAATCTTGAATCCATTCTTCTTTTTTTGGTCGATTGCTTTGCTTAAAATCTACGACAGTCTCCATACCATTGTGGGAGCAGATAAGGTCTGTAGCGCCGGCATAGAGCCCTGGATAGTGCAACATAACTTCTGATCCATAATATTCGTCTACTGGCGTTAGACCTACTTCAATAATTTTATCAGCCATGGGCCGTGCTTGTTGGCCTATGGGAGTTAGATCTATGATGTTAGTTCCAAGAACATAATGCTCTAGATATTTGTGCATACAAGTTCCACGACTTGCACTATGATTTTTTATTCGTTCTGCGTTTTCTTCGCCAACTTTAGCTTTCCATTTTTTATAAAATCTTGATTCTTTGTGGCGCCGAGTACAGTCGTCACTGACGGTAGTTTATAATTACCGATCTCATACATCCTGGTCCCTGATCCGGGGTCCGTGAGCTGTTTACCTTGTATGTACTTGTATTTGTTACTTTTCTTTATCATCACGTTCCTTTTTGTTTGCTAACGATTGTTTATAACTCTCATCAAGTTCTTGTTGTTCTTTTTTGAATTTATCTTCTTCTAATTTCTTAATCAATTTATTATATTCCTTTATGTCTTTATCTTCCATCATTCTTGTTTTAACAATCCTAACTCTTCAAGTCTATCTGCAATCCATATATCCGGCTCCCCTTCTCTTGCTTTCTGTACTCCATAAGGCATATCGGATTGGAAATATTCATAAAGTTCATCATATAATACTGTTCCCATTTCAACTGCGTCCTCTGCATCTTTATCTAATGCGTCGTGTTTAATTAATATGTTTTTTACTTCATCATATTCATTCATTTTATTTCTTCTTTCTATTTTTAATTGTTATACTCCAAGGTGCATTAGCAGTCCTTAGACCTTTTTTACTAGTATCCCAGTATCGTTTACAAAGATTACCGCTTCCTGCGATAAACTCATGTTGTTTTTCAGAATGTGGATCGTAAGGTCGTTTTATTTTCTTACCATCAGACTTTGAAAAATAATTAATATAGTATTGGTTTAGCATTTGTTTCCCTTTGGATTGTACATAGTATATTTTAACGTTAGTTCATCGCCTGCTGCTATGTTTTCAACAACGATAACGTCCCACTTAACAAAACTCGGTCCAACTTGAATTTCCTTCCTAGAGCAATTAGGTGTATTACTATGGTTAATAAAGCCCCCTAGAGGCGTTCTAATGAACATCTTATCGATTTCATAATGAGTGGTCCCTAAATTACAGCTTACGGTTAAATCTCTATTTGTAAATAATCCCTGGCCTTCGATATTCGAATCTTTAATAAATAATCCTTTAGGTAAAGGTTTATAATTCATTTAACACTCTTACTGTTGTTCCAGACATTATTATTAAATACTTGTATCAATCTAGTTAATTTAACCTCATATTTTTTACCAAATCTATTTGTAAAATAAACTTTACAATCTGTTACCGGTAAGTCTAAATTTCCATATTTAAGTGTATCTATTTTTTCTTTCATTTCTTAAACCATATGTTATCTCTAAATCTATCAAGTTCAACTACATTATCATTGAGATCTTGTATATCTGGTTGATAATGATCAATAATTTGTTCTATTTTATGTAATTTAACAATTGCATAAGGCCAAAATAATTTACATACATGTAAAGCGTCTCTAAAACTACAACGCCAACGGTATTGCATTTTTTTACCTAATTGACCTTTTCCGGGAGGTTTTTCTCGAACTGTACCTACCATTAAAGTTTTATGGACTAATTCTACTACTTCTTTACAAGTCATAGATAATTCTAATCTAATATCCCAAGTTTTATAATTTTTTTTAGAACCTTTTCTTTTCTTAGGATATTGTTTAAAAGATATTGATCCATCTGCATCAAACACTCCTGCAATATAGCCTATATCTAATTTAAAGTTGTCGTTCATTTTTCTACTTTCATAAGTTGTTTTAATATCGTTGTATAAGGATTTGGTTGTAAATCCTTAATGCAACCGGATAGTAGTATCATCAAAGTCAAACTCAAGATCTTCAGGCTCATATATATAAATTTCTCCTTCCGAATCACAAGTCTTACATTGTATTATAAGTTCTCTAGACTTATTACTAATATATCCATTGCCATTGCAATCATTACAGATTGCCGAATGTCTACGATTTTTAAGTTTTCCATTTAATTTTTTTACTTTTTCATTTGTAATTGATTCTATGGTTTTACTAATTGATAACGGTGCTTCAGGTAAAAGTACCTTAGATATTGCTATCAATTTTTTATACGTACTATGTGTTAAAGATACGTTTCTGTATTTAGTTATGTCAGTCATTTTCTTTCCTTTGTTATATTATCTATATAGAAAAACTCCTACATAGTCAAGTATTAATTATTCTTCTTTATTAACTTCATTGGTTTTCTGACCAGCTGCTAGTATTTTTTTTAAGCCTAGGGCTTGCATTTCTAATTTTGCATAGTTTTTCCATGCAGTTTTAATTAAATTAAGCTCCAATAGTAGATTGCTCCACTGCTTTTGATTTATGTTTTTGCTTGTTATTGTTACTTTTTTCATATTATCTATTCTGTTAATTGTTCCTTCTCATCGAAGGGGCAATCTTTAATTACACAAGGCATTGTGAACTCCATTGGTTTAAGATCTTCTCCCACTAAATTTATTTCACATTTTGGACAGGACCCCCTAGCCATTAAATCTCCAGAAATTCCTCCTACCCTTTCAACAAGAGGCCAATTCTTTTTATTAATTTGTTCAGCTGCAAATTTTAAACCTTCTACGACTTCTTTAGGTTCGTATTCCGATTTAGCTGCAGTTAAAATTAATCTCCCGTATGCAATATAAGGTCTAGCTTCTTTCTTTAGTGTTTTTATTTCTTTTTTAACTTATCGTGTATTTCTTTATTTTCTTTCTTTAACTTTTCTTCTGGTGTTTCTATTTTAGTTTCTTTCATATCCTTTATATATAGGATACTAAATGATGTTTGTCAACCCCTACCTTGACCTTTATATTTTTTTATTTTTTTGTCCTTTTTTCTGCCTTATTTAATGATTTTTGTGTGTTCTAGGCCGTTTTTTGTGTTGATCTCGTGGTGCGTGATCCGCGTTCTTTGATTTTTTCATCGATGTTTGGCACCTTTCATAATAGTACCATCGGGCATTTTATGAGTTTTCTTTTTAGAATCTTTTGCAAATTTTTTTGCTACTTTAGGTTTATTTTTAAATAAATATTTCTTTGTTTATCAGATTTAAATAGCATTATTTCCAGTCTTTAACATAAGGCTTGGCACCATCTACTCTTGAAGACATGATAGGCAGATAACTTATTTTACCATTAACATGTTGTTCTAAATCTGCACCGCATTCCATGCATCTATAAAATTGAGAAGATACTCCAACTAATGTTGTGACTTCACTACAAGTAGGACATTCTCCTCGTACAACTTCTGCTTGGATTTTAAAATGTTTCTTTTTCATTATTTTTTATTTAGTAGAATTTATAAAACCATATATTCTACTAATAGCTTTGTCAATGCCATTTAACTCACCTTTTATGTGCTGTTGATCACCCTTAATTTCAATTAAAGTTATTAATGCCCATACTAAAATTCCAAATAAAGCAGTAGTTAAAAAATCCTATAATTTTCTTAATATTCATTTTTCATTTTAAACTCTGTCTACTTCTTTACATACAAATTTAGTTGCTATTTTATTATTATTAATAAAGCTATCTTCTTGTGCAATTATTAATTCTCTAGATACTTCAAATGCAGCAATAGTACATTCTTTCCATGAATTAAATTCATGCTTTATTTCTACTGGATCTAAGCATTGATCATTTATAAAGGAACATAAAAATATTATTAATATAAACTTCATGGTGTATTATACTCTGCCGGTCCACCTAATAAAGCCAGGGCCACCATCAACACAATTAATAATGCTGTAAATCTGTAATCCATCCTGGCGCTCTCCTTTATTGACATGACAAACATTCCTCCCCAGAATTTTTAGGGTCATCACACTCGCAAGTATCACAAGTACATATACCGTACACATCTGTGTGGAGAACATCCAGGCAATGGCACTCATGACCGCATTTTTTACATTTCATTTTTAATCTTTTTTTCCATTTGTTTTTTCCTCTATTTTATAAAAATAGTTATCAGTATTTTCTGTTCTCCATTTTCCAGAATCTTCAACATCCCATGTTGAAGTTTGTACTTTCCAGTCAGGAATATTATCCTTAACTGTAAATGAAGGCAGATCCCATATACATCTGTTGTTTGGCTGAGCCGCATAGTTGCCGTCGTCTAACGCAATTATGTGAGCGCATTTATGTTCATGCGGAATTTCTGAATGATCAGAGTTAAGTACATTAGCATCTGGGTGAGCCCAGTCAATGGTAAATAAATATTTTCCGTGGTGCCACTTCTTGTCTTTACCTATATATTTTCCGGATGAAGCGCTTAAAATATCCCAATTAGTAATAGCAGGGTAATAAGAAAAACTATTCCACAATTCCAGTTCATCAAGTCTTTTAATGGGAACAGTTTGTGGTTGAAAACCACGTTGAATAAAAGCCGATAAGGGTAGGCGATAAAAGATCGCACCGTTTTCCATGATGGCATGCCATAATATAGCACGTCCTGTAAGTGATGTAATACCGAAGATAATACAGTCTTCAACTTCTCCATGATGTTTTTTAAGATCATATAAATACTCCTTTTTTATTTGTGCGTATTGTACAGGGATATTAGCATTTAGGTAAGACATATTTTATTTTTTTAAAAGATTATACCATAAATCTTTGTAAATAGGATTTTTAGTCTTATTCCACATTATTGCAGCTTTATCAATTTGTTTTAATAGGCTCATTTTATTGACCCCCAATTTTTACCATATTTGTAATTTACTTTGTTAGGCACTTTAAGAAGAATAGCATTCTCCATAGTTTCTTTTACTATTTTAGCAGTTTCTTCGCTATCAATAGACAAACACAACTCGTCGTGTATTTGTATCTGTGGTAAAATTCCCTGCTCGTATAAGTCTACCATAGCTTTCTTAGTCATATCTGCCGCACTACCTTGAATTAACCTATTCAAAGCTTTGTAAGTAAATGCAGGTTTATAATGTTTAGTAAAGTCGCCCATATAATTATCAGCTATGTGATCTTTATACTTATCTAATAATTCAGCTTTAAAAGCTCTCTTTGCGTCATCTTCTGATAATATTGGAACTGGCTCATATCTATTAATTGTATTATTCCATGATCTGTCTTTAGTTTCCCACTTATTAAATCTACAAAATCTATCTCCCAATGTAAATAATAGTTTATTATCTTCTGCAAACTCAATCAAATCCTGAGATAACTTCTTAACAAACGGAGCTTTCTCATGATAAGTATTAAACAAAACACTAGCTTGAGCTTTAGTTAAATTTAATTCGCTGGCTAATTTATTTACCCATACCATAGAAAAGTCCTAGGTTAATTGTCTTGGCCATGGTCCGTGATATGTGAGCCATGTCTGCAACAACTTGGTGAAAGTCTACATCGGATATTTTATAAGACTCTTCAATCTGTTCTAAACTCTCTCTTAAATTATTAGGCATCTCAATATCAGGATTCTTATAAGGATATAAAGTTAAAGCATAGTGGACCACAATCCGTGGTTCTTGTTGACTGTAATCGAATGATCCCCACACACAGCCCTCATCAGGTATAAAAAGTTCTCTCATCTTTTTACCGATGATTCCTTTAGATGGAATTTGTTGTAAGTTAGGATTAGACATTGAGAACCTTCCAGTAACCGTTCCCCCTTGATCTGATCTAATTTGATTAATATCTGCATGTATTCTTCCTTCATGGACAAAATCTAATAAGCCTTCAACAAAAGTATTTTTAGCTTTGTCACATTCTCTAGCTTTTACAATCATTCTTAAGAAACGATTTTCATGAGTCTTTAAATAATCTTTTGGAAGTTTAGGAGTAGTAGATGGAACTAATTCTATTTTAGCTTCCCCTTTTTCATCAAGAAGAATTTTACCATCTTTATCTTTTAATTTTTTCTTCCTATCTTTTGTTTTTTCGTAATCGGTAATTTTCTCATGCTCTAACAAAGCTTTAATAGAAGAAGCAGCCCATATTTCTACATCAACATTAGTATGTTTCTTAATAATTTTTAATAAATTATCCCTACGTTTTTCTAGAAGTTTTCCAAGTGTCTTAGCTTTTTCGACATCTATCCTAACGCCTTTAAACTTCATGTCAACCAAACAAGGAAATAATTTAGTTTCTAATTCAAATATCTTTCTACATGTTTTATATTCTTTACTTCCATCTGGATTAGTTTTTGTATATAATACTTCATCTAATTTTTTTTCAAATAGGCTCCACAGTTTTAATGTTAAATTAACATCTTGTTCTGCATAATCTTTTACTAAATGATGAGGCAGTTTGTGCATATTAGACATTGGATCTTTTATCATTCCATTAGACCACTCTAAAACTTTTTCAGCTAAATCATATTTGTATTTAGTTTCATTTAAATAATCTTTACTGATAGAATCTAAAGAATATTTCATTCTAGTTTCATCAATAACTGATGCTGCAATCATGGTATCTAATAGCTCTCCTTTAAGCATATCTCCAGTTGCTGATCTAATCCAACATACATCGTACATAGCATTATGAAATACCTTACGTATATTTTTGTTTGAAATAGCTTTTCATTTAAATAAGCCCAAGTTTCTTTGGTATTTAAATTCTCAGTCATGTGGTGAGCGATAGGGAAATAAAAAGTCTGGTTCTTAGTAGCGATTGCAATACCGGTAACAAAACCATCTTTTCTTACAGCGCCTAATCCTTTTGTTTTTAAATTAGGATCGTAAGTCTCTAAGTCAATTGCAACAATATCAATACCTTCTAAATTTAACTCATTGAGTTGTGGAACGTCACACATTATTTATAATCCCTTTCTATTATCATTTCTAAGTAGTGAATAGCTTTCTCTATGTCTTGTAATCCACCCTTTGACTGATGTCTACAAATATATTTAATTGCATTTCCTTCTGCAAAAAGTAATTTGTTTTTATTAATAAAATCTGCTGGTTGAATCGCCATATCTTTATAATGTGATCCTCCTACTTGTTTTTTATAAGCACTCATTTTTCTTTCCTATTGTAAAGTATTTTTTTCCGGACATTTTTGCTAATCTCCAATAGTCAAAAAATTCCTCTGCTGTATGCAGTGTATTGTAATCTTCTTGAAGTGAAGTAAGGATCTTTATTAACGATAGTTTCGTCAACAATAACATTATCATATGTTAAACCTTTAACAGTATGAATGTTTGCATATTCAACTCTAACTTTTTTATCAAAATCAAAACCTTTATATAAAACCTTTTTTATATATTCCATTCGTTCTTTATGTTTGTTAACCGGTGCTCTTATTAGATCAAAATCCTTATGTCCCTTACAAGTAGATTTCAGTAATTTATTATCTATTAAATAATCCACAGTGTAATCTTTTTTAATCCATTTTTTAATAGTTTCTGTTGCTTTAGATTTATCTCCAATAATCAAATCCTTACTTAAATATTCACAAAAATGTTTTATCTGAGTAAGATCCATTGGAATACCTTTAATAAACTCTGGCCATAATTTGTGAGCTCTTAATTCTTTTTTAATTACAAATGCAGGCTTACTTACTGGAGCAAATTCTATACCTTGTGCCATAAGGAAATCTGTACAACGTACATCGCTTGGAGTTCCTCTATAAGTAAATAGAAATGTTTCCTCAGTATTTTTAATTTTATCTAAAAGCTTATTTAAATTTCCCGATGGTTTTAAATCTGGTAAATAATAACCTGTTCCTTTAATGACTTCCCCTATATGGCCCTTTTTATGCTTTTCTTGATATTTTGCTGGAGTCCACACTCTATGAGACTTATACTCCTCCCAAACATCGTGTATGATCGATTTACAATATGTATTAATAGCTTCACCACATCTACTGCCTTCTTTTAATTCATAATAAGGATTTGCAGCTAAGTTGTGAAAATATTTTGCATCTGATCCTGAATACTCAAATAAGGTTTGATCTGCATCTCCAACTAAATAGTAATGGCCTTCTTTTACGTTTCTTGCCATTTTATCAATAGCTTTTCTTTGAGGTACATTACAATCCTGACATTCGTCTATAATTAACATATCTATATCTGGATCTTTTACATCGTCTTCCAGTTGTTTAGTTTTTTCATTATACGTTTGACGTGTAAAATTATTTATCATATCAGAGAAATCACAAAGATTGTGACCCTTTTTATATTTTTCATAAAGTGGAAGTAACTCTTTAATTAATGTTAAACCATATGGATCAAAAGATTTTTGATTGCATTTAATCCAATACTTATCTAAAGTTTCTCCATGTCCGTCAGCGTCTGATAAGTATTTATAAAATCTATGTTTACGTTGTATGTCGTCTTCCCTGTGGAGATTAAAACGACTATCTTTGTTTATTAATTCTTTATGATTGTGTAAATTAAACATTTCTTTTTTAATAATCTACTTTTGCAATAAGTATGGATGGTACATACTCTATGCTTCATTGCTTTTTTAGTAATCCCTCGTAATTGTGGAAATATATAATGTCCTTCTTCATTTTTAAATTTTTAAATCAAAAATAGCATCTCTAATTTCATTAGCTGCTATGTTAGTATGAGATAAAATTATAATTTTTTCAGGAGTATATTTTTCTAAAGCTTTCATATACATATCTACAATAAATTTATGAGTTTTACCTGTACCTGGAGGACCTGCAATAAATCTAGGCTTGTTCAAAATTTATTTCCTCCGTTTCTTCACTTTTCCCTGCTAGCAGAATATCTTCATTTTGAATTTCAGGATCCTTTATTACCCAAGAAACTAAAGATTTTGTTAGGTAGGTCCCTGTTTTTCTTTTAGCATTTAATACGTCTTGTACTAAAAGTACAAGATCTACTCGTTTTTTGTAACTCACTCTTTGTTCTTCTAAATAATCCTCAAACCCATTTAAACTAAATTCTAATTCATTAGCCCGTTGATTTAAATAAGGGTTTCCATAATTAAATAATTCTGATTTACTTGTATATGCTTTTTTCAGTTTAATATAATTAGTAAAATGTTTCTTAATCTTATTAGACTCTGCAGCTTCTGCCACGTAGTCTTTTGATTTAGTTCTTGATTCAAATTTCATTCTCATAATCTCCTCAAACTGTGCCGCTTTCATTTTTGGAATCCAAACTTGAGCTTGAGTTACAACAGCATCATAAAACTTTAATTGGTTCATAAGTGTTGGTCCGTCAATTGTGATTGTTTTCGTAAAAGACTTCCCTTCTAATTTTCCTGTTACTTCTATTTTATATCTGTCCTCACCATACTCGACAATTTCACCCATAGAGTCATCAGCTATTTGTTTAACTTGTACTAATGATTTATCTTGGACACCTATCCAACTAAATACTGTTGCAATACTTTCAGTCCTGCATTCAATTATTTCTGCAAGTTTAGGCATGCCAAATGGTTTTTTAGATTTTCTTGTTGTTGAACCTTTATTTTTTCTATTTTCAGATTCATCGTCATTAGATTCTACTGCAATGTCATAAATAAAATCATTAATTTCAGTATCCTCCCAATCTGTTTGCTTAATTAAAACTCCAGCAATAGCCGTACAATATTCATCACGTTGACCTTTAGGTGCATACAAAATAGATAAAGCAGTAGCTAAAGTTATCTTTCTTAGGATTTTATTTAAATCACCGGGGTATTCTTTAAAGCCTTCATACTTTTCCCATCTTACATGTTCTCTATGTTTACTATGTAATGAGCCTGGAACGATGGTATAACATGTTTCCGTACTTCTTATTTCACATAAACATTGTCCATGTACCGCATGTTCAACATATCTTTCAAGGTCTTTTGGTAATGAAAATTTCTGTGCCGGTAATCTTGCTTTAAACCAATAATGGCTTGTGGGGTTATGTTCTCTACCAGATATTGTAGGCCAATTTGGTAAATATTTATTTGCAAAAACTTTTGCACGATTATTATCAATATCTAAATCTACTACGTTATCTAATCTTAATCCTATTTCTTTGTCTGTGTGTTTGTTTTTCCATTCTTCTTTCGTTATTTTAAAATCTGGACTGCTCCAGCTTAAAACTTTAGGCCTACCTGCCTCGCATGGCACCAAAGTGTATCCCAGATCATACCAATCCCCGTAAGTAATTGGCCCGTTATTTATATTTTTAATTTCATTCATAATTTTATTGTGGGCGGATCCACTCTCGCTTCGCCGCCCAATTTCCTAGGAACTTATAAAACTATTTTTTCAATTTTAGGTTGTTCTTGATTTTCAGGTTTAGCTGCAATCTCGCCAGCGCTTACACGCTCTGCAAAATTTTTAGCCATATCATAAACAACTTTATCTGATACCGGACCAACTTGTGATACGTCCCATCCAAACCATGTTCCTTTGTCATTTGACATCTGAACAGTCTTTAGTTTATAAATGTGGCTATATGTTGGCGGAGTAAACATACCATTTTTACCTTGCAGTTTAATCCCCATCATCATTGAGTTCCATTTTCTACTAATTTTTAATTGAGTAGCTCTCATAGAAATCAATGCTGTTGTAGGTGAATCCCCTAACATAAGCACAAAATGATTTGCTGTGTTTTCAATATAATTACCATTAGGTAATCTATCTTTATAAGATTTATCACGAGTTGTTTTACTCAGGATATCACTTTCAGCGTTATGAATCGCAACTGGAGCACCAGTACTGGCTCCCCTGTCTTGCCATTCTACTAACTGTCTTTGATAATGAACAGGAATAATATCAACACCTTTAGAGCCATCAAAAAAATTGACCGCTAACTGTATTAAATATCATACCAGGTTCAGCACCTACTTTATACTTTGCATGTGCCTTATTAACTTCCGGTGATAGTTGTCCTAACACCTTCAGAAAAGGTAATGCAAGGTCTTCTTGCGACATATTTTCTATGCCATGATTTGCATCTGCTTCAAACATATTTGTAGCTAATGCGCCTGCTTCTTCTTTTTTTATTACTTGGTTCATGTTTATTGTTTCCTTTTTATTGTTGTTTTATTTCCAACGAAAACGTTGAAAAGCTCGGTAGGCATTTCTTTGCCCGATTCTATACGCTCCCGAACTAGCGCTTTGAGAGTCATGGGCTCAACCTTCAACTTTTGTGTCGGTTGATACCCACGCTCTGCTGCAAGAGCAACATAATCAGCTGCCTTGTTATCCTCGTTGCGACCAAAAGATACAGATATCTCGTTTTTAATTATATCTCCTAGTCCATTGATACGAAGCCAGTTAAACGCAGCATCTCTATTAGCAATAGTAATGTTTGCGCTGTAATTTGGTTTAACATCTACCGAAGAACCATCCATTAATTTAAGTTGAGATAAACCCATCTCAGCCATCATCGTTGGAATAACTTCTCCTGATAAATATTCAAAGTCTTTCTTTTTTTGTTTTAGATTTTTTTCTAGTATTTCTACTTCTTGATCTAAAGTATTTAGTTTTTCCACTTGGTCCGCTAGCGACTGAATATTTTCAGTCTTACCTAACATCTTTGTTTGGTCTTCCTCAAAGTCTATATTATTCATCTATCTTTCCTCTTTCATATAAGTTAATTTGAATAGGATAATATTGTCTTTCTTGTTTATCCCATTTTAGTAAATTGTATTTACCATTAGTTATGTCAGAAACTATCGAACACGCTACACCAATAATTGCAGGATCTCCAGTTAATAATAAATAATCTTCTGTCGTAAAATCTTTTAAAGCTTTTCTAAGTTTAAAAATTAACGGACCAGGAGAAAATATTATCTGTGAAAGTTCCGGTAATAAAAAAACAAACTCACCATATTTTGATGCGCCCATAATATTTATTTTAGGCCTACCTTCGGCAGTACCAGCAATTTCTTGAATGACGTAAACTTTATTTTCTTTCATAATTAGCAATATAGTGTTGATTATTTTATTGTCAAGCATTTATTATTATTATTTTTTACCCTTGACAAAAATAGATTTTCTCCCTATATTCTTAAGTAGAAAGAAGAAAAATTATGAACTATAAATTTAAAACAAAACCGTACGATCATCAAATGACTGCATTAGAAAAGTCATGGAATAAAGAAACTTATGCTTATTTTATGGAAATGGGCACTGGTAAAACAAAGGTATTAATTGATAATTTAGCCATGCTTTATGACAAAGGTAAAGTTAATGGTGCTTTAATTGTCGCTCCTAAAGGAGTTGTAGGTACTTGGAGTAATAATGAATTACCTACTCACTTACCCAACCACATAGAAAATGTGACCGTATTGTGGCAAGCTAATATTACTAAAAAACAACAAGAAGATTTAGATACTCTATTTGAACAAGGTGAAAGTTTACATATTTTAATTATGAATGTGGAAGCTTTTAGTACAACTAAAGGAGTTGAATTTGCTGAAAAGTTTTTGTCTTGTCATAATACTTTAATGGTTATTGATGAATCGACTACTATTAAAACTCCTTCTGCTAAGAGAACTAAAAATATTGTTAAATTATCTGAAAAAACTAAATATCGAAGAATAATGACAGGATCTCCTGTTACTAAAAACCCATTAGATTTATTTTCTCAATGTGAGTTTTTAAGTCCGTGGTTGTTAGATTTTGCTTCGTACTATTCTTTTAGAAATAGATATGCTCAAATGAAAACATTACATATGCACGGTAGACAAATACAGATTGTTAATGGCTTTAAAAACTTAGGTGAATTATCTGATAAATTAAAAGATTTTTCTTATCGTGTATTAAAAGAAGATTGCCTAGATTTACCTGATAAAATATTTATTAAACGTCAGATAACTTTAAGTAAAGAGCAAAGAAAATTATATGACCAAATGAAGCAGGAAGCTTTAGCTATTCTTAATGGAAAACAAAGTACTACTGTTAATACATTAACTCAATTAATGAGATTACATCAAATTACTTGTGGTCATTTTACTGATGATAATGGTCAAATTCAAGCTATTGAAAATAATAGAATAAAAGAATTGTTATCCATAGTAGAAGATATGGATGGTAAAGCAATTATATGGGCTCATTATCAATATGATATTAAAAATATAATTAAAGAAATAGAAGCAGTTTATGGTCCGGGATCCGTGGTTGACTATTATGGATTAACGCCAAAAGATGAAAGACAAGACAATATTAAGAAATTTCAAGAGGACCCTAAGTGTCGGTTCTTTGTTGGAACCCCCGCTACGGGCGGCTATGGGATAACTTTAACGGCAGCAAACACCGTTATTTACTATTCTAACGGCTATGATCTTGAGAAGAGATTACAGTCCGAGGACCGTGCTCACCGGATAGGTCAGAAAAAACCTGTAACCTATGTTGATATTAATGCTGAAGACACGGTTGATGAAAAAATCGTAGAAGCTTTACGTAAAAAGATTAATATTGCTTCTGAAGTATTAGGTGAAGAATTAAGGTCATGGATTTAGTAGGATATACACGCGAGGCGCGCTGGGATTTTATTTTAAGAAATATCGTGAAGACCAGTTTCTCGGTTTAAAAACTTATATTCTATTTTAGTAATTTCAAAATCTTTTTTAATTTTATTACAAATGTCTTCAACATTAAACTCGCCACAACTGTAGACATCAAACTGCATTAACGCTGGACTTACTTCATCCCAAATATGCATAGCAATGTGTGAAGTTTCTATAATTGCAACAGCTGTTATTCCACGGTTGCCTGGCATGTTACAGTACTTAACATAAGGGCCCATAAATATTTTCATATTTATAGATTGAACAAATTCTTCAAACCATTCTTTAAGTTGCTCTTCATCCATAGGAGGTCGAAGAGCTTCTGCTCTGATAATTAAATGTTTGTGTACTAGTAAGTTATTTTGCATATCTGTCCGTGGACAGACCTAATATAGGTTTATACTCAGTTTTGCCATCTTTTTTATGGCCATTAAGTATTCTTTTCTATTTGCATTAATTTCTTTTGTATATGAGACGTGGACCCATCCCGAGTTAGGTTCACCTGGAGTGTAGTATTCTAAAATTAATTGGTCAAACATTAGGTTCTCTTTGATCCAATCTGCTAGTTCATTATTAGGAACACCGAATATTTCTAGGTCAGCTGCCTCACCACGGCAATGTTGGCTGTCAACTGAGCTACCTATAGCATTGGATAAGATAGGGTCTCTAAAACCACTGGAAATGTGTACTACCTGGTTATAATGGTCTCTAACGGGCTGTAGGACCCTCTCACAGAGCAATCTTAAGTTTTCGGTCTGATCATCCGTAGGGTTGTTGTTAAGGCCCATCCTGACAGCTGTTTGGGACTTACAAAGCTCAGCCTTGCTAAAATTCTTGCTCAGTTTCATGGATATCCTATTGGATGATTAACATATAGATTACACCGCCCATACCAGTGATCAAAGCTCCAACCGATGTTAGTAAGATAGTTTCTATTCTACAAATCTGTTTCTCTAAAGAATTAATTTTGTCATAGGTTTGTTTCTGCATAATTCTACACAATTTTTCATGTGATTCTATTTTTGAGAGTGCTAAATTTTTTGTCATTATGTTCTACCCGCAATTACCTTTTCTGTAGGGGATAGTAGCGCCTCTTGAGTAGGTGTCAAGTTAGTTATTGGATTAGTTCCTTGTGTATTCTGTGCCATTTTAACCGGCATCGGTGTGTTAGGTAAGGAGGTGTTTGTGGTTTACTTGTAAAGCCAGGAGATCCAGGCAACACTAGATCTTTAATTGCACCAGGTATTTTTTTAATTTGTCGCTTGATAAATCCATCTTCTAATATTGGATTTCTATTTTCATCTAACATTAATCTACCTTCTTTATCTACTTGGTAATTTTCTTCATCGGGATTGTAACCACCTTCCCGTTTTTTTGTTTCTTCATTTAATATTGTAGGGAAAAATTTAATTGCATTGTATTTTGCTTTAACTTTATCTAATTCTGCTTGAGGAAATAAGAAAGATCTGTTTGCTGTATATCTAAACTCATCATTTCCTTTAGTTAAATTTTTCATTTGATTTTTCACTGCTTGAACTTTACTTTCAAATCTAGGTTCAGAATAATTAACTGGTGTAAATCTTCCTGATACTAAATTATTAACTAATGTTCTGGAAGCACCTTGATCTTTCATAATTTGATATATTTTAGATTTACTTAAATCTAATAATTCTAAATCTTTAATTCTAATATACATATCTCTTTGTATTCTAAATGCTTCCTGTTGCATGTTGTCAAAATTTTAACAGTATCTGTTGGTGTTTTTTGTGCAAAATTTTGTACGCTATAAAAACCTTCTGTTTCATCCACTGCTCTTAACAATCCATTCTATACTACGTGTAAAATATCTAAGGTCTTTCTTAACATCAATTCTAATAATCCGTGTTCCAGTAAACAAGGCTATTAACTCATCCATTAAGTTACGGGTTTACCTCCTTTAGTTAAGTCTAGGGATAAAGCATCACCTATTTTTTGACCACTTGTAATGAAACCTGGTTTAACTCCATCTAATACGTGAGTTAAGGATTTAATAAATTTATCTCCAAGGTCATCTGATTGTGTGTACACAGAACCTCCACCATCTTTTTTACCATTTCTTGTAGTCACATCTATAAATCTATCAAACCCTAACGGTTCTGATACAAATGGTTCTAAAAATTTCATAACAGGACCGTCTTCTCCGAACATTAGACCCATAACATATGCTTCTGTTTCCTGAGGGTTTAGTTTTTGTTGTTGCGCTTGTGCAATTGCTGCGTCTAGTGGTTGATACAAACTATCATAAGGACTGAAGTATGAAAAATTAATTGCAGCGCTTTCACCATTCTTCCAACCTTTAACAGCCATTAAGTTTGATGTTGCATCCCATGATGCAGCGGAGGATCTTTTATATGCGTTCCATTGTGAACTTGTAGAGTTTGTTAATGCTTGTGATAACTCATTAAATCCTTTTCCAATAGCATAGCTAGTCATAAAAGCACCAGTCAATCTTCTTATACCCATTTGTTGTATAGCTCTGTTAGGATGTGCCGATTCTTTTAAACCTGTGCTAATAATATTTGCACCTGTTCTAAGTATTTCTGCAGGGAAAGATATAAAGTTTCCAATAGGTAGTTTTCTTAGTGCTTGAATAACTGGAGGTACTTTACTGTAAGTTGGGTAAGTGTTTCTTAAAAGATAAGCTGACCCTTCTTCAATAGCATCATCATATGTTTTTTTTACTCCAGTAACAGGACTTACGGGATCAAATTCTTTACCCATGTATCTAAACCACTCTTTAACATCATCTAAATTTTTTAATGCTTGAGACAATTGTGATTTACCAAATTCAAAACCATAACCTTTCCATAAGTTATCCCCACCAGCGTATAGTCTTGCAACTTTATCTGTAGGTGTCATCTTCATTAATCTATCAAACAATTCATCACTAGTATTTAGTACATTACCTTTTAGATCCTGTAGCACAGACTTCATTTCTGCAGCAACTACGTTTTCATCCCACACACCAAGTCTAATCATTTTTTCTACGTAGTTATTAAATTCTACTTCATCAATTTTATTACCTCCTGCTTTAAATATATCTCTTGCAACAATCCGCATAGCGTCCGTTACACTAGCTCTACCTCCTATATGTCCATTCATTAAAGCAAAGAAAGAAGCTGATGTAACATTTCTAACTTGTGTTTGTGGTGAGTATAGTGTTTTACCAATCTGTACACCAACCTTAGCTTGTAATGCAAAACGATAGTAAGCATTCTCTACAAGTTTATCTAATGAACCACCTATACCTGCAAAGGCTTCTACGTATTCAGGTGATGCCCACTTGTTTAATAAATCGGATTTCATGATACCAAGTTTCGGTACACTTTTAATTTGTTTTGCACCTATAAATCCTGCGTTAGTTGCATCTTCTATAGAGTTAAATAGCCAACCATTTTTTAAACCTGATCTTGATATGTAGTCTGCAGCTCTTTTGTTAGCCATAGATGATATCATTTCTGCAGTAGTAAAAGCAACGGATGCTTTTAAATTTCTTTCAGGGCCTAATAAATTTTTTATTGCATCAGGTAATTCTTCTCCTGTTTTTAAAAATCTAAATTTATCGTTTTGTAATATACGAGTTCCTATGTCTTTTAATTGTGTCAATGGTGATTTACCTTCTGCTTTACCTGTTCTTAATATATCTTCTACATGCATTTTAGCAGACTCGATGTAAGCTTTTTCTGCATCAAGTTTAGGAAAAGCATTCCTTGCAGATGCTCCAAGTGTAGCCATGTTTTTTTTAATTACGTTGTTAACTAAATAACTAACTGCTCCATCCATAATTTTTTCATCAGGAACATACTCAGGATTTCTAAATGTTTGAAAGGATCTTACTAAATATTTACCAATGTTATCTACTTCAACTGTAGCTAAATCTTTTGCTAATTCATCTGCATCTTTACCCGTAGGTAATACTTTTTTAAATTCAGTTTGAATTTTTTTAATATCATTAATTAAATCTTTTGTTAATGCTTGTAGTTCTTGGGGTAAATCTTCTAATTTTCTTTGACCTTTTACCACCGCATCTGTATCTTTTAAAATGTTGTTGGCTACTTCTTTTATTTCATCTGCATAATATCTTTGAATAGCAGGGGATGTTGTAGATCTATTGTAATCATCTTGAAATTTTTTAGCTAAATTGTATGCAGATTTTTCTAAACCTTCATAAGTTCTATCTATTTTTCTAGCTCTACTTTTAATATATAATGTAACTTCTTCAGTTACACCTTCAATATCTTTAGGTTGTTTACCATAAGATCTAAACCACGATAAAATATTGTCTACTCGTTTAAGACCTATGTTTATTTTTCTTGGATCTGTTACAGATTTTAATCTCCATTTTTCAAATGGGGGTAGTTGCGTTACAAATTTACTTTTTGTAAATGTACCCGCAAAAGCATTTGCTAATAAAGGTGCTACTATTTTACTTATTGTATATTTTCCTGCATTTTGTAAAGTTTCTGATCCTGCTTTTGTTAAAGGAGCTACAAATCTGTTACCTAATAATAATTTAGCACCTTTCATTACTGTATTGTCAATAGCCTTAGTTCCAAGTTGAGCTACACCCACACCATATTTATTAACCATCACAGGTTTTCCTAAATATTTAAAACCAAGTTGTGTAAACTTACCTACCAATGGAAAGCCTCCACCTATTAATGCACCTTCCGCACCATATTTAATTCTGTTTCTAAATTCTGCTCCTGCTTTTTACGGCCTGTTAAACCTTTAGTGTCTTCTGGTTCTACAAAAAAGATTCTCTACCTGGATTAGATGCTAAAAAATCTGTAGCTCCTACAATACCAGCACCTTCTAATATTCTTGTTGCTACTTGACTAACTTTTCTAAGCTTACCTCCTTTAACGGCATCAGCTGCTTTTTCATTCTAACAACTGAAGGTATTCTTCCTGCAATTTTAGCAATACCTACTCCCGGTATACCGTACTGTGTAAGTAAAGATGTAACTTCCCCTCTCCATGTTTCAGGACGAGTAGGTTCGTTCTCTTCCATTACTTTTCAAAATCAGATAAAAAATCTGTGTTAGCTGCAAGGTCTGTACCTGCAAATAATAATGAGCCTAAACTATTTTGTAAATCATATATACCTGAGTTAATACCTTTAGCTATTTCATCAAGACCTGTTGTGTAATCTCTTTCTTGTGTAACTTCCTCATTGTTAATTCTAAATCTAGGAGCTTTTGCATCGGGTAAGTTTTTTACTTGTTGCATAGGATCGCCTGCCTTGTTAGCAATAGGAACACCAAGAAATGATTCAGGCACACTTTTCATACCAGCAATAGAATTTGCTAATCTTTTTGTAGGGTTAAATGTATAATACATTTCAAGGACACTTTTAGGGTCAGGCATAGCCAACCACTTCACAGGTTTCTTAGGTGCTGATTGTGATGAGAGTTCGTTTTGTATTTTAAGTTTAACTTGATCTAAGTTTAGAGGTCTAGAATCTTTTATATCAATATTAACTGCTTCTTCCTTGTTAGGATCTTTGAGAAATCGTTCGTAGGCAGTTTCAGCCATGTTACGCCTCCGCTGGTAATACTAAATTAACGCTATATTTTCTATTGAATTGATCTACATTTGATTGTTCTGAAATCATGGCAAAATCTTCTAATGCTTCTGCACTGTTAGTTAATAACTCTACAATATCATCTGTAATCTCTGCTGGTAATCTTGCTCTTAACTGATCATAACTTATAGGATTATCCGTATTCATATTCTGTCCACCCATTGGTCCGGGGGCCATGGTCTGTGTTTCTGTAACCTGTTCTTCAACTAATTTACCGTTCGCATAGCCTGCTCTACCACCACTGGAGAACTGACCAAGGATTTGTTTAATTTTTTCAATTGAATCTATGTATAATTGTGTATCGTTTTCATCTTTGTATTTTCCTTTTAGATTCTTTAGCTAAAAGATCTTCTGATAGAGTAACAAATTAAATTTTGTCCTGCTGGAGATTTAACAAATATTTCTATAGCACCTTCTGTTACTGGATTGCTTTTAGTAAGATTATTTTCTGAGTTTTTAATATATCTAATTGCATTATATCATCATCAGTTGCAGTACCTTCAGAAACTCTACCTTCTATCATATATATTTTAGGAATGATTGCTTCTAATTTGTCGGCTACCCAACCATCCCTGTATGATTTAGACCCACCTTCTGACCCAAGTATATCACCTTGTGCTCCAATTAATGTTTTAAACATATCAGATTCGCTGTTGTATTTATTAATAGATCTATCATTTATGTCTTTGTTGTAAGCTGCCTTACTTGCTTGAAAATTTTTAAAAGGATCTTTAGCTTGTGTTGCTGCTGTTTGAAATATATTTCCAGTAGGTGCATTACTTACCATGTTTAATCCAAAGTCGATTAAAAAATCGTTTAAAGAACTATTGCTTTGCATGGAGGGGCTTTATAAGACATCCTTTTAGATAAATCTTTTAACTGTTGAAGGTTCATATTTCTTATATCAACTTTAGATAAATCATCTTGTTGAACACTTCCAGGTTCTGCATAACCTTGTCTAGGAGCTAGACCAGATGTAATACCTTCACCAGCACTTCCACCTTTTCTAAACATAGGTCTTTTATATAATCTATCCATTATTTTATTCCTTTTGATCCTCTTAAATAATCACCATAGTTTCCAAGTAATCCTCCACCAACAGAAGCTATCCCTAATGCAGTTTGTAATGGAGTTGGGTTAGGTGTTACTGAAGATTGATATTGTCCCGGTGCACCTGATGCAATACTAGCAATACCTTGACCTTGATAACCTAATCTTTCATAAGGTTCGTAAGCTTCTAATCTATTGCCTTCTCTTTGTGCATCTAACACTGCTTGAGCTTGAGCTTGTTGACCTGCGCCTGCTGATCCTAAAGTACTTACATCTTGTTGATATAAACTTGGAACGAGTCCAGCTAATCCTTGTTGATTTTGTGATAGACCTAATTGTTGATCTCCTAAATTCATTTGTTGTCCAAAGGCTTGGTTTGCTAATTGATTAGATTGAGTATACCCTTGTTGTAATAAACCTGATTGTAACAAAGCTCTATTTAAATCAGATTTGTTTTGATACTGTGATCTCATTACACCTTTCACGTCCACCACCCTAAGTTTCCAGACATTGCTGCTTGTTGACCAATACCTGTCATACCTGCAGCAGCTTGTGTGTCATATTCTGCAAGTGTCGCATCGATTATATCTTGTTGGTAAGGTGATTGAAATTGTTGGTAAGCTTGTGGTCCCGAATAACCTCCAGCGGCAGTTCCATATTGTCCTGCTCCCGTATCGTAAGCTCCCGCTTGTGTAATATAAGGAGAGAATGCGCCGATCCCTTGACCTGTTGCTAAATTATAAGCAGACGTTTGAGCTGCATCTTGTGCTGCAACTTGGGGTGCAAATTTTGAAGTATCTAATGGTGCAGCAGTTGTTGCTGTTAACTGTTTTCCATAATCCTTCTGTAAATCTTCTACATATTGTGGTGGTAATTGTCGTTGTTCTGCTACAGCCATTATATTACTTCTCCTAATCGTTGTGATGTTTGAAACATTTCTCTTGCGCCTTGCATGCCTTGTGAGTCTTCAGATATCTGTCCACCCGCTTCTAAATTTTTCATAACTCTCTCCATAACTTCTGCTCCTTTATCTATATCTCCCCCACCTGCACTTCTAACAGCATCTGCAGTAAATACAAACTCATTTACACTTAATCTTGCAGGGACATCGTCAGCTTTTTCTTTAGCTCCAATAGGTACAAACCCACCTTCAGCTCTATAATCTAATTCCATACCACCAAGGTCCATTAATCCACCTTCAGCTCTTCTTATTCTTCCACCATAAGCCATATTTACTTCTTCTCTATCATCTATTTCATTTAAATTCTCATCTATAAAATCTTCTTTGTTTCTTAAATATTGATTATACATTTTAGGATTAGTAAAAATTTAGAAAACATTCCATTAAAACCTTGATTACCTTGATTAACAAAACCTTGATTACCTAAAGAAGTATTTTGTGAATCACTAAACATTTGTGGATTTTTTCTAATAAGGTCAGCAATCATTCCTCCCATACCACTACCTCCTTCAAATGAAGGTGCATCTCCAGCACTCATTGAATCGGATGTTGGCTTAAATACTCCCGCAGATCCACTAACTAAACTACCTAATCCATAGCCTATTCTTCCACCATTTGCCATGATCGCTGTGTTCTTAGATGCTTGTGTTCCAAGGTAAGGAAACTCAAGTCTAAGATCTGCTAATAATTTACCACTTGGATCTTTGTAGGCTGCTGTAACTCTTGTTCTAATATCGTCCATATCATAGCCTTCACCACGGGCCATGATTGTATCTATTGTTTGCTCTGGACCACCACCTAATAATTTTGTTCCAAGGGTCAAGATTCCTGCTGCACCTAATAATTTTTAGGATCTTTAAGATCTGTTAAAGATGTTGGAACATATTGCATAACTTTATCTAATGTTTTTCCTAAAAAACCTTTAGGTATATTTTGAGCAGCTTCAACTCCAACTCGATTCATACCTGTAGACACAGGATCACCCATTCCTACGTAAGCATCCATTCCACCATTTGTTGCTGCGTCTGCTGTTATACCTTGATTAATTTTTACTTGGTTTGCTGTGTCTCCTCTTGCAGCCATAATATTTTTTAAATTATATTTACCACCCATAGCACCTGCTTTAGAGAACATACCTGTTGAAGGTCCCATATCTCTTACTCCTGGTAAACCTGGAGAAATCTGTCCAAGGCCGTAAGTGCTTAAACCAGACATAAGAGACTCACCCATTCTACCAGTTCTATCAAATCTTCCTAGTCCTCCAGCTAGTGCTGCAGGTAATGCAAACTGTGGAGCCACCATTGCAATATAAGGCGCAGCTTTTTCTGCTATCTCCGCTACTTCATTTGGTATAATTTTTCTAATTGTCTTTTTTAATTTACTTCCTAAACCATATTGACGTCTACCATCTAAACCCATGATACCACCGAAGGCAGCGCCTTGTCTTGGTTTAATTTTTCACGTATTATCCACTCTGCTTTTGCAGTTGCAGCTCCAAGATCTAATCCCTCGTCTCTCATAAAGCCTTCAATTAATTTTATTTTAAAAGCTGGACTTGAATAATCTACAGGGGCCATCATTTGCTGCTCCTGCTCCATCATCTGTTGTTCCATCATCTGTTCTTGTTGTGGAGATTTAGGACCTTCATTACCTGAATAAGTAATATCGGGTGCTCCTGCGTCTATGGATTGTGTTATTTGATTTTTCAAACATATATTTTTCCTGAATTTACTACTTTACTTTGTTTCCGACAACAAATCAAGAGCTGGCATTATAATCTTGACGTCTCTTCTGATGTCCTCTTCTGCTATATTAGCTGCCTTTAAAGCCTCTTCATTCTCATAGACTTCACCTGTCTTGTTATTAGAAAGTGTCGTTATAATTTCTTTGGGTGTTAGTATTTGCATTATGTAGTGATTTCCTTTTTAATGTTTAAGTAACTAATGGCTACATCAAATGAGTCAGTATTACTTGACTGAACTGTTAAAGTGTTTCCACCTTCTACTATTAGTGGTTGAGTTAATAATTCCATTGTTGTATTAGCCGTAAGTGCTACAACTTTAATAGTTGTGATAGCATTGTTCATAACAGTAACTGCTGGTGTAGCCGCTGATGTAACTTTAATAGATTTAATAACATAGGTTTCACTTACTAAAGGATTACCGGCACCAAACATAGTTAATGCTAACCCACTCGTACTATTATCTACTCCATAAAATTTATATTGATTGACTACTGCCATTAATTTAAAAAGAAGTTCTTAGCTTCTATCTCCTGTTTTAATTCTTCTTGAAACGTTGTGTTTAATTTTTCCTAGAACAGCATCTAAATCTCTAACCAAAGACTGCGCTGTATCTGCTTGGTATTCTTCACTAGCTCTTGTTAATGATTGTACAATTTTTGCCATTATGTATATAATTTACTTATCATTTCTAAAATTGCTGGGTCTAACTGACCTTGCTTATCTTGTCTAAATTTATTAGCTACTCTAAATCTTTGTGTAAAATCTTCTTCTTCCTGTGATACTGGAACTTCTTCTTCTACAGGTAAAGTGTAAGGATTGTATGCAGCCATTATCCCTTGGTTATCACCACCACCCTGACCTTCCGGTCCAAAGTCATAACTTTTTGGTCCTGCAATGTTTAACATATTATATCCTGGTACATCTAAATTACCATATTCAGTAGCTTTAGGTCCAGTTACTTTATCAAACAAACTGCCAAGTCCTCTAATACCCATACCAATTAACCCGCCACCTTTAATATAATTTCCTATCCCTCCAAATACATTACCCACTTGTTGACCAAAATTAGGAGGTGAAAAAGTAGGAACTCTACTACCGAAAAATTGACCATAGTCCGTATTATTTTGATTTTCAATTATATCATTTCTTATTGATTGTGTTCTTAATGCATTTTGAAAACCTGGATCTACTTTATTATCATTACCTCCGCCTGTGTTATTATTACTACTGCCTCCTCCCATATTGGCACTTTGTGCTTGGTTAGATGCATTACCCATATCCATTCCGCCGCCACGGAATCCAACTCTTTTCCCATGTTTATACATCTGTCTATCTCTTAATAATTTTAAAATCGACATTATCTTCTTCCTCCTGATTGTATATCTAATCTAAAAGTTCCTAATTTCCAACTGCTATCTACTGCTGTATTAGAAATAGTAAGTGCAACTGCTCTTGCTCTTGCTCGAGTGTCAACTTTTTTAGTACTGCTTGTTACAGTGAAAGGACCTAAAGGTGAACTCGCTGCTGCATCATTTGGATAATTTCTAAGATCTAATTGAATAATAGCATTTCCTGTTTGAGAAACAAAGTCAGGAATAATTCTACTCACTCTCATTATACTTTCACCGTCACCTCTAAGGTCAGCCATATTAGTTGCTGATCCCTGAACCACTTTTTGTGTAATATCATAATCCCCTGAAGTAATACTTGCTGGAATCGCAGCTGCTACTACTCCGGCTTCCTGTTGATTAACTCCAGTCTCGTGTTCAAAATAAATTGTAATTCCATCTGTATTTCCTACAACATCGAAAGACGCATCATCACTAGCATTATATTTACTTGCATGAGGTAAACCAAAAACTGCAGAATCTGCCCAGGTACTTCTTTGATAAAGAGTACTAGCATTAGTAAACCAAATAGGTCTTTCTCTTGTTGAATCTAAATAACTATATGTAACAGATCTGTTATTTGTATTTGATGTAGACGTTGGATAGAACCAAGTAATCTCACCAAACAAGTTATTGATTCCACAATATACTAATTCATTAGAAGTTGTATTAAGATCATCATAAACATAATCTTCGACCAAACAATCCATAGATTCTAATCGACCGGTGTATCTAAAGAAACCATTATCAGACATCCAGTAAGCCGTACCATCTACTTCAACCGCTGCATTTTTACCCATTAACCCACAGTTAGTTCCAACTTGTTCGTAAGCAAATGTGAATGGAGTTCCAACAAATCTCATTGTAAATAAAGACGTGTCCGACCAAACATAGATTGCATTTCTACCAAGTTTAGCACCCACGATCCGTGATCCGGCGGCCAATCTCTGTGTACCAGCACTATTGATTGCTGTTGGAGTGTAGTCATTAATATTTTCTTGAGAAGAGAATCTTATAAACATACCATCTTGGGTTGTAGGATCCCCAATCGTAGTCTCTGTTCCAAAAAATACTAAGTGTCTATCCGGTGTTGATACTAACATGTCCCTTGATGCTGTCGGTGCACCTGCAATAATTGTTGCTCTATTATCTGTTGCATTAACTGCGTTTGAATCCCATTCGAAACATTCCCCATTAACAATTAAAGCAATTAAAGTTTGGCCTAAATTGTCCAAGGACCATTGACCGGGGTCTGATACAGAATCGGTGTTAGCGGCCGGTGATCCCCATCCTGTGTAAGATGAAGTATTAGTAACTGTAGCGCCGGTGCTATGTGCTGCTCTTGTTGATCCTCTTACCGCTCTAGTAATTCCAGTTATAGTACTTGCTGTAACTCCTGTGTAAGATATTTCTTCAGTACCCACTTGAATATAATTTGTACCTGTACTTGGAAGGCCGGTAACACTCGCTAATGTAATAGTTGTTCCACTTCCTCCTGTTCCAAAAGCGTTATCACTTAAACTACCATTTAATGTAGTTGTTAATGCTCCTAAAATATTTCCACCAAATAAAGATATACCCCAACCAAAATCTCCTAATTGTTCTGCTGGTCCCACTGGGTAATACCACTGGACTTTAAATGTTCCTGTTGTACTCGCTGTAGAATTACTTGGCATTGTGATTGTAACTTGAGTTGTACTATCGACTGAAGCAATCATAAATTTTTTATCATCAAAATCTGTTGCTGAAAATCCTGTACCTGCTCCACCAGTAAAATCAGTCATCAATAAAATATCACCTTGTGACATTCCTGCTGTAGTATAAGATCCTCCTGGGAAAGTAATAGTTACTGCAGCACTACCACTGGTAAAATTACAAGTAAAGGCTCCTGACAAAACTCCGAAGTCTGTTTTAATGGGATGTATATCGTAGTACACTCCCCCTGAATAAATATATAAAATTCTATTAGTTCCGATAGCTGCGTATTTAATAGATTCTTTATTAACAAAATGATGTAAGCCTCTAGTAACACCCGTTAGTTTACTTTCACCTAATTGCTTCCAACCGCCAATTTTCTCTGGCGTACCATATCTAAAACGTACGTTCTCCCCGCCAGTCCATTGAGACTCGGCTCCTGTAGATGTGACTTGTTTATTGAATCCTGGTAAAAAACCTAATTTTTGTAGCATATTAAAAAAACCTTTATTAGGTAGTATATCAGATTGTTGATAAATTCAACAGATTTTAAAGCAAGGGGAGCGTGTGGTGGATCTCCCCCTACAAGCTTACAGTGTAAGCTATTTTTTAATCTTTGTCAACTTAACACCTTTAAACCAAGCGGGTACGCCTAGCATAGGTCTTTTATCAAGGTAGTTTTCTTTAGCTGTTTTAGAACTAGTTTTGTTATAATGTAAGAATACTTGACCACAGTTCTTACCTTTAAATTCTTCACGCCAATGCTCTAGATCACAACCAGAATAGATTAACATGTCTCCCGGTTCAAGGTCCACTTTAACTCCTGCTTGACCTTGTTTTCCTGTTGGATCAAGATAGATGGGCCATGGCTCACCCCCTAAATTCAACGTAGTAGATATCTCACAAGAGTATCTATCTTTGTGTCGAGCTAGGACATCTCCTTCTTTATAAATTCTTGCATAAGAATAAGTCTCAGATAATTTTATACCTGTGTGTTTTTCCATTACAGGTTTAACTTGCTGTAATAAAGTTTCCATTGCCATATCACTATAATGTGAATAGGTGTTAGGCACTTGTTCATCATTCCATACACCATAATATTCTGTAAATGGAGATAGGTATTTTTGATCAAATAAAAATCTTGCAACATTTCTTTTGTTTAAAAAATATTGATAAACAAATTCTGCTAACTCAGGTGAGATAGCATTTTTTAGTACTGTGTATTTATTTTTCTTGAACGACATTTAATACTCCTTTTGGTATTGCTTGGCAGTTCCAATGTATAAATCTAAACGGATCATAACCCATATCAACAATATATTGATGTGGCATATATGATGGAAAGAATATCATTCGACCTGGTTTAACTTGATAATGTATTGCTGAACTAGCATAAGTTACTTTTGATTTATCTAATTCTGGTAATAGGTTCATTACATTTCCTGCTCTTGGATCTTCAAACAAAGGCATTGATGTTTTCTCACTAGCTTTTAAAAAATAAAAACCAGAGATGTGACCATTCCAATGTGTATGTAAAGTATGGTGTCCACCACCTTTTTTAGCAAATTCTTGTACCCACATTTCTGTAGTAAACAATTGATGGTTAGACATATCAAAACCCATTTCACCTAATAGATTATGAGCTGTTGCACCAATGTAATTTTGTAAATCTCTAAAATCTGGATCTCCAATTAAAGTTGTAGAATGGAATACATGACCTATGTCTCCTTTATCACCGAACTCTTTGTTTCGTTTATCGATTGCTGGCTTTAAAGTTTTCTTAGATTCTTCAATATATTTATCAGACGCATCGTTTAATTTCTTTTCAAACTCTGGTGCATCTGCAAACCATATAGGACATTTAAAATAATCCTCTCTATTTAATTGAGTAGGGTAAGTTACTGCTTTTGGTTTTTTCTTCTTTTTCATATTTTTATTGAAATGGGTACCCTAAATTCCATATAACTAAACTGTTTCGTTCACCACTTTTAACTGGACATACTCTATGCCATACAAAAGAAGGAAATACAACCAATGATCCTTTAGGGAGTATCTCTGTACATTTTTTAACGTTTCTTTTTTTATCTGGATCCAAGTTTCTAAAATCAAATTCTAGTTCTCCACCCTTATAATTTTTTGGATCTGATAGAGTTACAGTTACAGATAATTTTCTAACTTTTCCGTGCGATGGATCTCCCTGTTGTCTTTGATAAGGTTGATCCCAGCTATCGCAATGCCAATCATAATACTGGCCTTTTTTTATATTTTGTAAATTGACAAGACTCAGAATAATCCCAATTAAAATTCCATCCAGCTGCTGCATTTGCTTGATGTATGTAAGGTTGAATTTCTTTATAAACCCATCTATCACTCATCCAAACAATGTCTGAATCTCTTTTCTTTTTAAATCTATAACTTGTTTTTTATTTAATTTCTTATCACCATAACCCCCAGTGACTGCCATTTGTTCTTGAAGTTGTTTTCCGTATTTAGAAATGTCATCACAGATATTTTCTGGAATGGCTGATTTAAAATACCAATAGTAATTTGTTAGATTCATAATATGTCTTTATGAAAATGTTATAAATGATTTAAAAATATTTGTAAAGGGTAATTAAAAGAATTGATCTAGATCAATTATGTAACTGTCAAGGTTCCTGTAACTGTGAATCTCGCAACTCTACAACCACCTTCTGGCGCCGATAATGTTGTTATAGTATTAGTTCCCGGTGCCGCTGATACACTTATTGCTCCTGGAACTCTTATGATAACTAGTCCTGAACCTCCTGCTCCATCCCCTAATGGTGTAGCTCCAGCAGCATTTAATCCACCGCCACCTCCACCACCACCGGTGCTAGCTGTTCCTGATTGTGCTGCTCCTGGGGGTCCACCACCATTTCCTCCACCACCAGCTCCTCCTGTTGCTACGGTTCCACCGCCACCACTTACAAAAATTCCACCACCACCACCTCCAGCTACTGAGACAGCTGACCCTGTAATATCATTAGGTGCTCCAGCTCCACCATTTCCTCCACAACCTGCTGATCCTGATACACCTACTGCGGTAGCTCCACCACCACCAGCTCCAAACCAATTACTACCTGGTGAAGCTCCTGGTTGACTTCCCCCTGCATTACCTTGAGGTGGACTTACTGGCGGAGTATTTCCTGCTCCACCTGCTGAACCTCCTCCACAATATGCGGCTCCACCACCCCCTGATCCGCCAGCTCCTGCTGTACCATTAACATTTTTTGCACTACCACCACCACCTGTTGATGTAATAGTTGTTGAACCTGCAAATACAGAATTTGATCCATTACTTCCGCAGGCACCACCAGGTCCAATAGCTCCACCCGATCCAACAGTGATAGCATAAGATGTTCCTGGAACAATATTAGAAAAAGGCATAATACTTCCTCTTAATGGAGCAGGTCCGTAACCAGTAGTACGATAACCACCACCACCTCCACCACCACCTCCACCAGCTCCACCACCGCC